TCACAGCCCCGCCGCCTTCCATTCGTCCAGCATCTGCTGCTGCTGTTCCTTAAGGTGCCGGGGCATCTCCTCGAACACATCCTCGAACATGCTTTCCATCGGATGGTGGAGGCCATGGCCAAGGATACCGTTCTTTTCCGCCTCACGGGCGGCGTCGCGGACCAGTTCGGCCAATTCCTTGTCCATCGCGGCGTGGCGGTCCTCGTCCCAGATGCCAAGGGCGATGCAGTGCTGCTTCAACCGCGCGATCGGATCGCCCAGCGGCCACAGGCTGCTTTCTTCGGCGGAGCGATAGGCGGACGGATCGTCCGATGTGCTGTGTCCCTCCACCCGATAGGTGAAATGTTCGATCAGCGTCGGCCCGGCATTGGCGCGCGCCCGGTCCGCGGCCCAGCGGGTCGCGGCATAGACCGCCAGCACGTCATTACCGTCGACGCGCAGCCCGGCAATGCCATAGCCCACGGCGCGCGCGGCAAAGGTGGTCGCCTCCGCCCCGGCAAAGCCCGAAAAGCTGCTGATCGCCCATTGATTGTTGACGATGTTCATGATGACCGGCGCGCGATAGACGCTGGCGAAGGTGCAGGCGCTGTGAAAGTCGCCCTCCGCCGTCGATCCTTCGCCGCACCAGGTCGCCGCGATCCGGGTGTCGCCGCGCGCTGCGCTCGCCATCGCCCAGCCGACCGCCTGGGGATATTGGGTGGTCAGATTGCCGGAGATCGAGAAGAATCCGGCATCCCGCGCCGAATACATGATGGGTAGCTGGCGGCCCTTCAGCCGGTCGCCTTTGTTCGAATAGATCTGGTTCATCATGTCGATGATCGGCCAGTCGCGGGCAATCAATATGCCCTGCTGGCGATAGCTGGGGAAACACATGTCGTCGCGGTCCAGCGCCAGCGCCGCGCCGATCGACACGGCTTCCTCGCCCGTCGACTTCATGTAGAAACTGGTCTTGCCCTGCCGCTGCGCCCGGAACATGCGCGCATCGAATGCGCGGGTCAGCGCCATGGTGCGCAGCATCCGCAAGAGCGTTTCAGAGGGCAGATTGGGATTCCACTGGCCCACCGCTGCGCCATTTTCGTCCAGCACGCGCACCAGCCCATAGGCCATGTCGCGCATCGTCGCGGGCTGCGCCGTCTCGTCGGGCCGTGGTGCCGCGTCGGCAGCGGGAATGTCGAAATGGGTGAAGTCCGCGCTCTCGCCGGGCCGGGCTGGCGGTTCGGGAACGTGCAGGCGCAGCGGGGGCAGATTATGCCCGGCCTTGCCCTGCAATCCTGCCGAATCGTGGGGATCGGTCATCCTGCCTCCTATGCTGCATCGCAATAATGTTGCTTGCCGATAACATTATATTACGTCGCAGCGAAAGGCAAGCCTTCCTGACCCATTTTTCCGTGTCGCTATGTTCGGCTCACTGTCGGCCTAGACAGCAACCGGCGCAGCAATATGGGCCTGCGGCGTATAGTCAGTCACCTCGAAATCCTCGATCGCGTAGCTGAAAATGTCCGAAGGTCGCCGATTGATCCGCAGCTTTGGCGCGCCCGACGGAATTCTCTCCATCTGCTCCTCCACCAATGCAGCGTGGTTAAGGTACAGATGGACGTCGCCACCCTGCCAGACCACCTCGCCCGGCTCCAGATCGCATTGCTGCGCCAGCATCCGGGTGATCATCGACAGGCCGAATATGTTGAACGCAAAGCCCAGCCCCAGGTCGCAACTGCGCTGGAACAGCAGGCAGTTGAGCTTCCCGTTCGCGACCTGGAACTGATAGGTCATATGACAGGGCGGCAACGCCATATTGGCGACTTCCGCCACGTTCCAGCCGGTAAACAGCAGGCGGCGAGACCCCGGCGTCGACCGGATCGCCGCGACCAGATCGGCAATCTGGTTATGCCCTTTCTCCGCGCGCCGGTAGAGCCCCTCTCCGGCTGCCTCGTAACGCGGCCAGTTGACCCATTGCGCGCCATAGACCGGCCCCAGATCGCCCCATTTTAATGCGAACGCCTCATCCTCGATGATTCGCGCCTCGAACGCATCCCGGTCGATCGCCTCGCCGGTGGCGCGGCGATAGGCATCCAGCGGCCAGTCGGTCCAGATATGGACGCCCTGCCGCACCAGTTCGCGAATATTGGTGTCGCCCGACAGGAACCACAGCATCTCACGCGCCGCGACCTTCCAGTAAACCCGCTTGGTCGTCAGCAGCGGCACTGCGTCGTCGGCCAGCGAAAAGCGCATCGTCGCGCCCAGGATCGACCGGGTGCCAACCCCGGTGCGGTCGATCCGTTCGTCGCCATGACGCCAGATATGGCGCATCAGGTCTATATATTGCTGCTCATAATGGGGCATCGTGTCGCGCAAGGGCGGGCATCCTGTATGAAGGCTGTGGATCACCGCCCGCTGTAGCCCAGCCAGCCCCGCCCGCCAATCTCCCCTTCATTCCGGATCAGAATAGGCGGCTATTCAACCAGAATGGCGCTGCTTGGGCTGGCGTGGCGAAACCGGCCCGCGTCACACTTCCCGCATGGCCGGACTGGACCTCATCATCCTTGACGCCGCCTGGCGACCGCGCGACCGTGTGCCGCTGGCGGACGACTGGCGCGCCGTCGTCAGCCAGTTGCTGGCGCTGGACGGGCAGTGGCTGGCGCTTCACCAGCGACGGCCCGGCGGCACCGCTGCCCTGCCCCGTCCGGCCGACATCGCCCTGACCCGCACCCTCGCCCGGCGGCTCCGCCCGCTCGACATGCGGCTGGCCGACCATATGATAGAGGCCGGGGAAAGCCGCTTCAGCTTCCGCGCGGCCGGGCTTTTGTGAGACGCAAAAAAAGCCGCTCTGGCCGCTTGCCAGCCTGAAAAGCCGTCTCTATAGGCTGCGGCCTGCCTTACGGGGTCGCCTCATCGCGGCTTCGGCATCGGTCGGGGAATAGCTCAGCCTGGTAGAGCACTGTCTTCGGGAGGCAGGGGCCGGAGGTTCGAATCCTCTTTCCCCGACCAACTTTTCTAAGCATTTCGTCCTCCATGGATGATCTTGAGTCCGGTGACATTCCGGCGAAAGGCACCCGGCGCCTTCGCCTCGATCTCGTCGATAATCTGCTCGGTGACTGCGAGCGCATTGGTCAGATAGCCCGCCTCGAACGCCGCATAGATGTCGGACGTCTTCGAGTGGACGCGGTGACCCAGCATCATCTGCCCTTCCACCCAGAGCGCTTCGCCCAGGCGGCTGCGCGCCAGCTTGGCGATCGAGCGGCGAATCAGTTTCTGCCCGGTCTCACCATCGCGCGGCAGGGACAGCTCGTGCTGCATCGCTTCGAACGCGGTGCGAATCGACTTGGGCCCGACGTAGAAGCCGACGGGTGCCGCCTTCAGCTGCTCGGCGAACTGGTGGGCGACCGGCACGACAGGACGATATTTCTTCGTCTGCGGTCGGCCGCGCTGGTTCAATGCCAGCGCCCGGATGTCGGGGTACCACTGGCGGCGCTCCGGCGCGGTCGACACGTCATAGGCAGCGTCCGGCCGGCACCAGGTCGCGACGCTGACGCGCAGGAAGCGCAGCAGCGCCTCGCGGTAGGCCAGCTGGCGATCATAGGCCTTGTCGCTCATGCCAGCGCTGCGCGGCGGGCGCAGGCAGTAGTTGAACATCTCGGCCAGTTTGGCGATGTCGGCACGATAGGCCGGGGTCTCGCTCACCTCGTCCGGCTTCCTGGCCTGGAACGCAGCGGCATAGGGTGTGTCGCCGCGCCCGTTGGCGTGGTTGATCGCGGCGCTGAGTGCGCGGACCGATCCTTCCACCGTGCCGGCGCTGCGATCGCCCAGCACCTTGCCTGCTGTCGACACGACCGGCACCTCGAACGCCCAGTCGCGGAAATCGTCGATCCACTCCTCGTTGACCTGGTCGCAGGTGGTGTCGAGTCGGTCCGTCTCGATCAGATAGTTCGAAACGTGCGCCAGCCGCGCCTTGATGGAGGTGAGCGAGGGCTTCTTGCGAACCGAGATGAGATAGTTGGACATGGCGTCGACCAGCGGATGCGGCGGGGCGCCGACGATCAGCTGACCGCACTCGTCGCAGATGCGCTGCCCCCGCTCCCGCTCTAGGAAGAGGGCGTCGAGTCTCTCTTCGGCCTGCCCGATATCCGTTGTGCGCGTCGAGCGAGACCGGACGTGTCCGCGTTCCGCGTCGTACCAGAAGATGTAGAGGTTGGGGGAACGGAGCGTACCGTCGGAGCGGCGGTCTCGGCCGAGCCAGTATTTTGGCCCTCCAAGGCGGGTTGTCCCCCTTGAATAGAGCGGTTCTTCATCGTTCGGGTTACGCATTGCTCTCTCAACATCTTGGCGTTTTCGGTCTGGACGAGGTCATTGACGCCGATCGCCGCCAACAGGACGACGTCATCGGCTTCCAGGCGGATGCCCCGTCCATTGAGGATGGCGCGCTGCATGCGCTCCGCGATTTCCGGGAGGGCGGCGCTCATTCGAGTTCAGCCCTTGCACGAAGCGCGGCGGCGCATAACGCAAGCGCTGGCGTCGAGGCATAGGCTCCCTCATGGATGCCCATCACCCCTTGACCGCAAACGGTCGCGCCCGGCCGGTAGCCAGTGTTCGTTACCTCGAAATTGCAGCCATCCGGCACAAGGGCCAATGCCGCATCCAGTGAGGCGGAGAAGCGCGGAAGCAGCACCCCATGATGGTTCTCATCATAGTAACATGTTCCGAGAGGATGCCCTTCATCAACCACGCGGATTCCAACAATTGGGTCGATCGCTCGGTCTACATTCCGGTCAGGGCCTTTTAGGGCCACAACGCGCTCAACAAGGGCGAGTAGCGTCACGCGGTCAGTCATGCCGCCTCCCCGTCCGCCCCGGGATCAAACCCGCCGCCGTTGCCGAACTGCGAGCCGATGGTGTCGAGGGTGGTGGCTGGGGCGGCGCGGCTGTCCCATGCTGTTCCTGCTGCGTCCCTTGCTGCTGCGGTGGTAGGATAGTCCGACAAGTCAACAAACGGGCCGCAAGCGCCGCAATCTTTGCAAATACCCCTCGCGACATCGAAATCTTCATCGTCAACTTCTGTTGATGCCTCGCCGCCACAGAACGGGCAGGCCACCCGCGCCTCAGTGTCTTTGGTCATGCCGCCTCCTCCATAGCTACCAGTGCGATCAGGTCGCCGATCGTCCGGGCCGCCAGTGCATCGGCGTCCGCGACGGGCAGGCCGCGCAGGATCTCCAGATGATAGGCGATCGAGATCCGCCGGAAATCGGTCGCGCGCAGGATCGCGTCGTCGTCGGCCAGCTTGACCGGGATGTATAGATGCGCCGCAATGACGATACGCGCCGCGTGCGCCGGATCGACGCCTGCCTCCCAGGCGCTGGCGATGAACTCCATCGGCTGGCGCTCGCCGTCGCGGTTGCATTCGCGGCAGAAGCCCGGCTTGGCGCACGCGCCAGCCATCCAGCGACCGTCGTTCTGGCGGAACTCGTGCCGCACGTCGATCCAGTCGCGGCGGATACGGACATGGTCAGACATCGGCTGGTTCCTCGAACGTGAGCGCCAACTGCGCGGCTTCGGTGAAATGGCCCGCCATCGCTTCGAGGATGCGGACAGCCTTCTTCATCGACGCGGCGCGCCGGTGCTTGTCCTGCTTGCGCATCCGGGCGGAATCGCGGAGCACCTTGCGGCCGACGAGGTGCATCGTGTTGCGCTCGCCCCAAGCGGGCGCGTCGATGATGGCGGCGATCGTCTGGGCGATGTCAGGCATTAGATGCCTCCCGATTCCCGCACGTGCAGGGGTCCGCATGTGCATCTTGCAGCTCGCCGTCCTCATCATCGTAACAAACGCGGCTGGCGAAGGCCTCGAGGCTCTTGTCGAGCGCTCCGGTGACGGCGTACGTGGGGTAAGACTCTTGCAGAAACTCCCAAGCTTCCCGAGCGGCAACGACCAGCGCAACCACATCCGCCGGCAACGACGGCGTGGCGAAGACAGGGAAGGCCTCAGCCTTGCGCCAGCTGTTGCTCTGTCGCTCAGCTGCTGCCGCCGCCGTTGCCTCGGACATAAAGACCTGCCCACACAGGACGCGGAACTCCCCATATTGGCGAGCCGAGCGCGTATGGGCTGCTCGAGCGGCGCGGAGCATCCACGCCACAGGCAAATCGCGATCAGCCATTGCGCCCTGCCTCCAGCGATAAGCGGAACGCCCTGCCCGCCTCGGTCACGTGAATGAAGCAGTCGCGGCGATCGCTGCCCCGCTTGCGCTCCAGCAGGCCGTCCCGCTCCATGCGGTTGAGCGCGCGCGTGATGACGGGCTTCTCCACCTTGATCGCGGCGGCCATGTCCTTCACGCGCAAAGGCTCGACGGCGTCGGCCGCAACGCCGATGATGGCGAGCTGGCGCAGCGTGAGGTCGATATAGGCCGGTGACCTGACGAAGGTCATTGCCTGGTCGATGAGGTTAGGCATGAGTGACCTCTCCTTCGAGCGACTGCTTGAGCATGTTCTGACCCCACATATTGAGGAAGCCGCGACACAGGCGCATCTTGGCCGTGTTCTTGCCGTCGGCTGGATAGGCGAACCCGTTTTCGTTCTTGGGTTCGATCGGCACGCCCTTGTGGCAGTAGAATTGTCCGCCGGCCTTCAGCGATGCCATCGTCTTCTTCCACTCTGCGGTGTCACCCTGCTCGGGGGAGCCCGGACGGAACGCGCAATTGTTGCACGGCTCGATGAAGGACGCATACCGTTCGTCCGGATCGATGGTGTCGGCTGGGTCGAAAGGCTCCCAGATCGTCTCGCAATTCCGGCAACCTCGGATCACGCGGGCATAGAAGCCGTTGGGGCTGGGCGCGTCGATGTCGATCGTCCGGCGCGAGGCGCAGCGGGGGCATTGATCGGCGCCCTTCATGGCTTGCCCGCCAGTCCGGCATCGCGCGCAGCATTGAGCCGGGCCATGGCATCCTGCGATCCACCCTTGTCCGGATGCGCCGTCGAGGCCAGTCGCTTGTATGCGGCATCAATTTCGCCGCGACTGGCGTCTGCGCTCACGCCCAGCACAGCATGCCACGCCTCCGGCGCAGGCAGCGCGACGAACCCTTTGAAGGTCTGGCGCACGATATGCAGCCCGCCGTGCCGCATTTCGGTCCGGCGCGCCTCCAGGATGTGGTAGATCGCCTGAAGATTATCCTCGGGCTTTGGATAGCGATCGACTGCTATGCAGCGCTGCTCGCCATCCCAGACGAACCAGGCAGCGACGCCTGTGTCCTTGACCGGCGAGACATCGAGGCCGCCGACGTTGGATGACAGGACGATGTTGGTTACAGCCTTGCCGCTATCGCGCGCGAAGAGCTGGAGGGCACCCTTCACGTTTTTCAGGGCGGCAGGGAGTGATGTCTTGAACTGGGAAGTCGCCTTACTGGGTGCGGGAGTGCGAGGCAGCGTTTCGGGCCAATGGAGCGGAAAGGCGGGGATGATGGGGTCAGCCATGGGCCAGCACCGCGCTGTCGTTGCCGCACTTGGGACAGGCGGCCCGCTTCATAAGCAGCGCCACCTTGTCGATCGACATCGGGAGGTGTGCGACGATCCAGACATGACTGCACAGCTCGTCACCACACCGGGCGGTGATAGTTTTTGTCAACACGCGCTCGTTACTCATGACGGGTTCACCTCGCCAGCATGCACGTTCACACCCTTGTCGATCAGCGCCTCGATCCAGAGGTCACGCATCTCGGGCGTGCAATGCTCCATCGCATCGAGCCAGGTCGGCGCCCGCCCGTACAACTGGTTGAACCGGACCGCGTAGAAGAGGCTCTGCGCATTGTGCGGCAGTTCCGGTTCATGCTCGGACCCGCACATCTCGCACTTCCCCCGCGCGGCTGGCATCATGTACATGGTCGTGGTGCCCGGCGTTTCCTCGCCGGTGGTCATGTCGATCGTCGTCATCCTGGTTTCGATCGGGATCATGGGGCGGGTCATCGGCTGGCCTTCCAGAATTGCCACCAAGGGCGGCGCGGTTGTTCCATCGGCAGGATCGGGCCGCGTGTGCGCTGCGCCTGCCATTGCGTGCGGGGTGTGGCCGTGAGCGGATCACGGCCGTTGGATTTGAAGCGGAGAGTCACGACGGCGCGCCGGTGCGGCTGGCCTCATACGCGGCCAGCGCCTCGAGCGACTGCTCCCGCGCTCCAGCCGCGCCGATCGACAAACCGATGCCGTCCGCAAGGTCGGCGTCGACGGTCGCGGACAGAAGGCGATTGAGCGCACGGGCCAGCAGCATGGCGACGTCTCCCGCGACCGGACCGGGCGAGATGGGCGCCGTCGTGCCGAGAAGCCGCGTCTGCACCGGGAAGGCGATCACATCCATGGCTGCACCCCCTGCGCGATCGCGTAGAAGAGCAGGCCGAGGCCAGTCACCACGAACAGGATCATGGTGGCCTCGTGCCACAGGTTCGCCTGCCAGAGCATGGCGACGCGCCGCTGGCGATATTCAGGCGTGCCGACGGTCAGCGCGGCCGGGTGGCGACCGTGCCGGCGGAGAAAATCCTTCGCCCAGGCCGCCGCGTCGTCCGCGCTGTTTTCAGGCATGCCAAGCGCAAGAGTCATGCGCTCCAGCCGCAGCCATGCGTCATCGGCGGCGCGGTCAGACAGGCTGCGCGGCGCGACCGCATCGCACAGGACGGATTCGAGCCAGTCGAGTTCTAACGCGACGACATCATGCTCAATGTCGATGGCGGGCCGCGTCGAGGTGATGGAGAGTGCAGACATATGACCTCCCGGTGATTACGGGAGCGATATTACGTTTATCGTAATTCCAGTCAAGCCTGCAAATTACGTTTCTCGTAATTTTCCAATATCAGTTATCCACAGGTTTCGCCTTCACAACCAGCCCGCGCTCTTTCAATCCGATATTGGACATATAGAACATATAAAGAACAAACGCAGATTCGCAGGGCGGCATGAACGCGGAGATAGTTTACAGGGCGGTATGTTTCGGGAAGCCGATTGGTCCGTGGCGCAGCACTATCAATCTCGCCCGCAAGGATCTTATGGATGAAGGTCTGGGAAATTACAGCGAGCATGGACGCGCGTTCTACATCACCGTGCCCGGCGATATCGAGCGAGCGTGGCGGAATGTTATTCGGAGAGCCGCATGAATTCACATGCGGGATGCGCGCCAGATGACCCGGCCGACGACGCGGAAGCCCCCGCCACTGATCGGGATTTCTTTATGATCCGGATTGCTGGAGCAAGGCACCAGCCGCGCAGGGCTTTCCTTATATTGTTTGAATGTGGTCTCCCGCTCGCCATTTTCGATGACGTAGTAGCGCCCCGGCCAAAGATCGACATCCATCGGGTCGATGATGATTGTCGAACTGTCGGGCACGACGAGATCCATAGAATCACCCTCGACAGTCAATGCGTATGCGCTCGGTGGCATCGATGGGTCCGGCGATGGAATGGATCGGCTGGCGTTACTGATGGCTTCGCGCCAGTTGCCGCCCGGCACCCTACCTAGAAGCGGAATAGGCTTTGCGGCTGGCGGTGCCTCGTCCAGCATACCCAGCCAATCCGACAATGCCGGCATCTCATGCGGCTGCACCCGGCGCTCACCTTTCAAGATTTCGGTGATACGGGCGGGCGCCAGGCCGAGGTGATCGGCAAGAGCCTTTTGGGTGAACTGCTTCCCCGCGACCTGACGGCGCAGCTCTTCAACAATGTCATCATGATTCGGCACGGCTTCACATTGCGAAAATCGTAATGAGCGGTCGATAACGGACATCGTAATCTATCCTTGCGAAAAATTACGGTAATCGTAATATGGCGAAATGCAGAACGCAGCCGAAATAGTGGAAGCGCTTGGTGGGACGGTTGCCGTCGCCAAAGCACTAGACATAGCCCCGACCACGGTATCGAGCTGGAAAACAGCCGGCCGCATACCCTCATGGCGGATGCCAGTGATCAGGGCGTTGGCCGAAAAATGCGCTGTCTCCCTGTCCGATAACGGCTTCTCTCCGACAGCTGCCTCCCCGCCTAACGAAGCTGCGCGCGCATTTCCAACGGATTAACCATCTTTACGTTCTTCAAATGTTCCATTTTCGCACAGCGGGGTCCGCATGTCTGAACAATGCATTTCTGAATCGCTCGAGCCGCACCCGGAACGTGAACGGCTGGAGACACTGATAGCCATCACCGAGAAGCGCATTACGCGTGCCGCTGTCAAAAAGCGCGCTGCCGAGCGCGATATGGACGAGGCGCTGGACGATCGCGAGGCAGCGCAGTTGCGCTTGCGCGAGTGGATCAAGGCCAATCCTGCACCGCAGATGACGATATTCGAGGTGATCGGGGCATGATGAACGCCGTCACCCTCCTCGCCGCCTGGGTGGCTATCGCCGTTCCGGCCTCCCTTCTGGCCGCCCGCTGGATGCGCGGATGCGCCGTCGCGAACGGAGAGACGCCCGGAGAATGAGCGACGCGCCGTTCACCACTGTCGTCACGATGGAACACGCCACCCTGTATCTGGGTGACGCGAACGAGCTGCTGCATCGTCTCGGCTGGGTCGACGCGATCGTTACCGACCCTCCCTATGAGTTTCGGGCGGAAGGCGGCGGCCATTATCGATCTGAGCGGCAAGGCATGGACCAGATTCTAGCCGAGGGTTTGGCGGACGGCTTCGATCACACGATCATCAACCCACTGCTCTGCGGGTCTGCTGTCGTGTTCTGCCACAACGACCAGTTGCCCAAGCTGCTTCCCTATCTTGATGGAAGCTTCGAACGGCAGGCTCTGTGCATCTGGCGGAAGAAGAATCCCCAGCCGGTCGCGAACAGGCATTACCGGCCTGTGATGGAAATCTACATCCACGCATGGAACCGCGAGTTCTACCCGCGTGGTACCCTGATGGATTTAGATCGCGAGATCATCGCGATGTCACCGAGGGGCGATGCGAAATTCGGCCATCCCACGGTCAAGCCGGATGCGGTGATGGACAAGATCATCCGCAACGTGGCGGGACAGATCATCTGCGATCCGTTCATGGGCACCGGCTCCACTGGCGTCGCGGCGGTGAAGGCCGGCCGGACGTTCATCGGGATCGAACGCAATCACAAGCATTTTGCAACCGCTGTCGAGCGGTTGGCCCAAGCGCACGAGGATCGCGTGCCACCCTGACGAGCTACCCCCTTTCGATGTTCAGGTGCGGACGCCGCGTCGGCCCGCGCGCAAACAAGGACACGATGTCCCTCCTGGCCGGTTTCCGGCGGTCTAAAGATCAGGGGCCAAGCGGTTCGATAGGGGGGAGGCATACGCCGCAAATCGTGACCACCGACGCACAATTTTTGAGGAGATTACCGTGAGCGACATCCACCCCGCGCCGGCAGAGTTCTCGGCCGACCAGATCGCCGCCGACGCGATCCTGCGCTACTTCCACTATTCGCACCTGCCGACCGTCCTTCAGGCGGCTTCGCGCCCCTTCTGCGAGCTCGCCCGGCACATTGTCGAAACCCTGCCCCGCAACCCGGAGCGTACCGTCGCGCTGCGCAAGCTGCTCGAGGCCAAGGACGCGGCTGTCCGCGCCAACGTCAACTGAAAGGAAAAGACATGACAACCACCATCACCGTCGTCACGCACGGCTGGCCCGTCGCCGTTACGACTTCGAGCGAGCACAACCACAGCGACGAACGCCAGCAATCGCACGGTTATCACACATCAACCGTGTTCGTTGAGAAGGGGTCGAAGGCTGACTTCCATATCAGCCAGGACACTCAGATCAGCGTGCGCGAACTGGCAGCAGATGCGGAGGGGCTATACTCCAAGGACGCTGTGCTTGTGGCCACTGACGCGGCGCCGATTGCTGACAGCGAAGGCTGATCTGACCGGACCCCGGCCATGCGACGGGGCGAGGCTGAGATCAGCGGGTGCATCATGATTATCGAACTGCCCTATTGCCAGGAGCGCGCATCATGTCGCGCATGACGCCGCGCGCGCGGCTGGAAGCGCGCCTGATCGCGGAAGGGAAGCTGTTGCCCCGCGATGCCGCCCCTGCCCCGCTCAAGGGCAAGGATCGGCTGTTCGCGCTTGGCCGGCTCAAGACAGGCGAGAAGAACAAGACAGAGCAGCGCTATGAGGATGAGGTGCTGCGCGTTGGGATAATGACCGGTGGCGTACTCTGGTATCGCTTCGAAGGCGTGAAGCTACGCATCGCCGATAGCACGTTCCTCACGGTCGACTATGCGGTGCTACCGACCGATGGCATCCTGACAATGGTAGACGTCAAGGGTGGGCACGCCGTCATCCAGGATGACGCGCGCGTGAAAATGAAAGTGGCCGCGGAGGCCTATCCGTTCCGCTTTCAATTTGCTTATCCGGAGAGCGGCGGCTGGACCCATGAGGATGTCGGCAGATGAGCTGGGAGGCTGAGAACTGGGCACGCCAGCAGCGGACCGGCGATCCGGTCACCAAGGCTGTGCTCGTAGGCATTGCCAACTGGATGAACCCCAAGGGCGACCAGTGCCAGGTGTCGATGCGTCGGCTGGCGGACGAGGTTGAGATATCGATCCGGACGGCGCAGCGCCATGTGCAGCGCCTGGAGGAAATGGGGTTTGTCGAGAAGTCAGGCGCGGTGCGCAGCGACGGCGGACAAGGCTGGAACAGCTTTCGATTTCCCGGCTACCGGCCACCCAAAGTGTCGCACGTCGCACCGCCTGGAAAGGCATCTGACCCCCATGACAAATTGACAGGGGGGGAGGGTGACAAATTGACGCCCCCCCATGACAGATTGTCACCCTCCCCCGCGTCAGATTGTCATGGGGAGGGTGACACAGCTATGTCGGGGGAAGGATCTGATAAGGATAATAAAACCCCCCATAGCCCCCCAAGGGGGGATGATGATGCTGGAAAGCGCAATCGGGGAACAAGGATACCAGAGGATTGGAAGCCGCCTGCCATCACCGCATTGCCGCCAGCCGCCAAGGCCAAGGCACGGCAGTGGCCGGCTGGTGCGTATGAGGCCGAGGCCGAGGCCTTTCTGAACTTCTGGCGGGGCGAGGGGCGCGCCGGGTCGCGCAAGCTCGACTGGACCCGCACCTGGTGCAACCGGATCAACGAGATCACCGGAAGGGTGTTGCGGGATGCCCGGTCCGGCGTTCGGCATAGCGCGCCTGCTACCAGTCCGGTGCAGCCAGCCAAGGCCCACGACACCAGCCGGGAGAATGCAGCCGCTGCGAAGATCAGGGCGCTGGTCAAGGTGCGTGTCGGCGATCAGGTCTATGGTCAGTGGGTCGCACCATGCCGCTTGGACATCGACGCCGGAACGGTGACGGCCGTCGCGGTCAGCAGCTTTGCGAGCAATTATCTGCGGGACAATTTCGGCAATGAGATCGGGCAGGCGATGCACACGGTGCTCGGCCCTGATGCGGATCTGCGCTTCACGCATGAAGCGCCGCCGGCGTGATGGGGCAAAGTGAAGAGAAGGGGCGCAGTAGCATGATCAGGGAGCCTGTACCGGGGCGGGTACTTACCAATCGCGAGACGATCCTGATGGGGATCATCCGGAAATGCACGGACGCGAGTGCGCCGATCCCGACGATCGATGACATTGCCGACCGGCTTGGCGTTGCCAATGGAGGCACTGTGCCGGAGATATTCCGGCGGCTGCACGACATGGGTCTCATCATCAACGAGTCCTTCCAGCGCGGCCGCCGCGTGTGCCTCGTGGAAACCGGCAAATGGTCGGCGCTGCCGCTCAACGCCGCTCCGCATTGGCGCAACCGCCCCAAGAGCGTGCCAGCGCCCGCGCCAGTCACTGTTCGCGCGCGTCGCCCGGACATAGCCGCCGAGATATTCACTGAGGCCGCGCGCCTTGGGAAGCCGGCCGTCGAATATCTGGCGGACCTGGTATTCGTTGGCTGGGAGGTTGAGAAGAGCCGTGGCTAAGCCTGCCACCCTCCAGCGCCCGATACCGCCGGCTGATCTGGTCGATCTGAACAGCCTTGCGATGCCGGATCGCTTCGTCCCTGCGCCCGACGTGCGCGAATGGATCGAGAATGCCTTTCTGTATGACGATGCGCCGCTCCACAACCCTGACCATCGTCACCTGATGGACGCGGAGCTGGGTATAGTCTGGACCAACAGCGACAACGTGCGGAACATGCGCGTGGTGCTGGGCCAGGCGGAGTTAATGCCGCCCATGGCGATGGGCAAATGGGCGCGTGCGCGAGCCTGCCAGCAGATCGAGGAATGGTTCGGAAGCATGCCTGACTTCCTGTTGACCTTCTCCGCGCCCGCCGCCGCCGGCATGGACGATGCTTCCTTTTGTGCGCTGGTCGAGCACGAGCTGTATCACTGCGCGCAGAATGTCGACGTGTACGGGATGCCCAAGTTCAAGAATGACGGCACACCATCCTTCGGCATTCGTGGCCATGACGTCGAGGAGTTTGTCGGCGTGGTCGCCCGCTACGGTGCATCCGCCGCCGGCGTCATGCCAATGGTCGAGGCCGCGCAGCGCGCCCCCCTCATCGGCGCCGCGTCGATCGCCGGCGTTTGCGGCACCTGCCTGCGCCTTGTGGCTTGATTGGACTAGATAATGGCCCGCGCTGGCAAACCCATTCCGGAACCGGTGAAAGTGGCGATCATACAGGCGCTCGCCTGCTTCGACACGCCCTCGACCGTTGCAGCGGCCATCAAGACGGATTTCGGCCTGACGATCAGCCTGCAGGCGATCGAGGCACATGACCCAACCAAGCGCGCGGGCCGTCGCCTCGCCAAGCGCTGGCGGGAGATATTCGAGGAGACTCGCGCCCGTTTCAAAGAGGATATGTCGGAGATCGCCATATCGCACCGGGCAACGAGGTTGCGCGCGCTCGACCGTATGGCGCGGGCCGCTGAAACGCGCGGCAACTATCCCCTCGCCGCCAAGCTGATCGAACAGGCGGCGCGAGAGGTGGGCGGCGGCTTCACGAACAAGGTCGAGGTGACAAACCCGGACGGTAGCCTGCGCGATAACAACGGTCTGGACGAGGTGTCGCGCGCGGCGCGCCTCGCGGCCCTGGCGGCAGCGTTCAACAAAGCGCAGGGCGGTGACGATGCTGCCGGTTGATCCCGCCTATTGGGATGCGTTCTGGGAAGCGGCGACACAGGAACAGCGCGACGAGCTCATGTGGCTGCTGGATCAGGATCTGGCGAAACATATCTGGCGTGCGCAGGTCGGCCGACAGAGCGAGGCGGCGGACAGCCGCGCCTTCATTATCGGCTATGGCGGCTCTGCGGGTGGTGGCAAGTCGGACCTGATCGCAGGCCTGGCGCTAACCGAGCATCAACGCACCTGCATCTTCCGGCGCGAGAAGGCGCAGACGGAAGGCATCGTCCAGCGCATGACCGAGATCCTGGGCAACACGAACGGCTATAGCAGTCAGAAATCGATATGGCGCACCACGACGGCGGATGTCGCGCGCCTCATCGAGTTTGGCGGTCTCGACAATCCGACCGACCACCAGAAGTGGCAGGGGCGCCCGCACGATCTGAAGGCCTATGACGAAGTGACCGAAATGCGCGAGGCGCAGGTGCGCTTCACCCAGGGCTGGACGCGATCGAGCGACCCCAAGCAGCGGTGTCGCGTTCTGAAGACCTTCAACCCGCCCACGACGGCAGAGGGCCGCTGGGTGATTGGCTATTTCGCTCCATGGCTGGAAAAGAACCATCCCAACCCGGCCAAGCCCGGCGAAATCCGCTATTACAGCACAATCAACGGCAAGGACTTCGAGTGCCCCAACGGCGAGCGGTTCGTCATGTTCAAGGGTGAGCCGCTCTATGACTTCGATCCGACCGACTTCCGGCCAGAGAAGATCATCACGCCCAAGTCGCGGACCTTCGTGCCCAGCCGCGTGACGGACAATTACTTCTATGTCCGCTCGGGCTATATCGAAACGCTGCAATCGCTGCCCGAGCCCCTGCGATCGCAGATGCTGAGCGGCGATTTCAATGCCGGCGTCGAGGATGATCCCTGGCAGGTTATCCCGTCCGCCTGGGTAGAGACGGCCATGGCGAGGTGGAAGCCCCGCGAGGTCAAGGGCGAGATGGACAGCATCGGCGCCGACGTTGCGGCGGGCGGCGACGACAATATGACGATCTACTGCCGTCACGGGCTGTGGTTCGACAAGCCAATACGTATTCCCGGCCGCGAGATTCCGCAGGAGCGTGGCGGGCCGATCGCGGCTGGCCATATCATCATGAACCGCAAGGATCGCGCGCCGGTGCATGCCGACGTCGTCGGCTGGGGCCTGTCCTGTTGCAACTTCCTCACTGCCAACGATGTCCAGACGATCCCGATCAACTTCGCCAAGGGATCGAATGGAAGGACGCGCGACGGAAACCTGTCGTTTTTCAACCTGCGGGCAGAGGTGATTTGGCGGATGCGCGAGGCGCTCGACCCGGAAAGCCCGGACGGCCCGGTAGCGTTGCCCCCCGATCCGCTGCTGAAGGCGGACCTGTGCTCCTATCGCTGGGAGCTGCGCCCTGGCGGCATCTTCATCCAGCCCAAGGATGAACAGAAGAAGCTGCTCGGCCGATCGCCCGACGATGGCGACGGCTGCTGCATGGCGAACATCACCACCATGAAGGCACAGACGTTCGAGCAAATGCTGAGCAACGTGCGCACCGTGGATCGCTACAAGGAGCTGGACCTGTGAACGAGGATGACGAATTTCAGATGTATCTGCGCGGCATCGCCAAGCCGGACACCGATCACGATTATGTGCGGCGCAATTATGGGGCGCTCAAGGCGGCGTATCTGCGCAATGGCGTGGTGAAGCTGCCTGAAGTTGAGGCGGTGCCGGTGCAAAGCGATCGCTATGGGGAGTTGGATTGATGTTCAAAGCTATCTTTTTTGCAATGATCGTCCCGGCATCGAAACTAATGAGTCCTGTCGCATTCAATGGCCGTGTTATTCAAACGGCATGTACCGATTCGTCAAATCAGTTGGCCTCTTTATGCGCCAGATGATTCCAGCACTCGCGCTCGCGATAGCAATGATCACCGATCCAACGAAATGGCTTGTTGCGCTGGGCGTGATGGCCGATCCGCATTTGGTTTTGCCAACGGTATGGCGGCAAAGCATCTGTTTCGCTCTGCTCATGATCTATCTATTTAACTGGTTTCACCGAACCCGTATCGCTTATGAAGGCGATACCATAGAGCGGGAAATTGCTCGAAAGCTTCAGGATCTTCGTGCAACTGGCCGGGCTCAAGCGCTCTATGAACAGGAGCGCGCTGACATCCCGAAATCTGATAAGGATTTGCATATGGGTGATCATTACGAGAACAATGGCACCGTCCATGGTAACATGGGCCCAACCCATAATCATTATGGGAAACAGCCGTTTCAGATGACACAATCTGTCATGGAAGAGGTTGCGACGCATTTGGGGGGGCTTGATGAAATTGAGGTTGATTGGATCGGCACACCGCAGTCGCGTGCCGATATGCAAAAGCTCGGTGACTTTCTTGAAGCCCGAGGGATCAAGATCCGCAGAGGTGGCGGTATTGGTATGTTGATTCCTCCGCTGTCCACTCCAATAGAGCTGCGCGGCAATAAGTTGCTGGTCGATTCAACGAAGTAGATCTTAGTACAAAATCAGCTTCACCGTGATCGTTCACAGCTCACCCACGGATAGGGAGAACCCCATGAAGCGCTTCTTCACCACCTTCGCACTGCTCGCCGTGTCCGCCTGTCTGGGCGTCATATCCTTCGCCTCCAGCGCTGTCGCCGCCGTCGATCGAGCGATGGACTTCGCCTTCAACCTGCTGCCCGATATGCGCAGCACCAAGGCATCCTTCATCATGGACAACGGCCATCCGCGTTCGCCACTGGCATCGATGCGTGCCAGCCTGGCCTGAGGTCAGCGCCGATACAATAGAGGGGCGGTCAGCGATGGCCGCCCTTTTTCGTTCCGCGCCGTCGATTCAACCCAATAGCGCCGCGCCATATCCCTGCCCCCGCAATCCAGCGGGAGACAGGCCATTTGCACATCAGCCCCCGACGTTCCGACCGTCCCGGAACGCCAGTCGGTGCAGCTTCCCGACCAGGGCGCTGATCCGGTAAAGGATCGCGACGCCCGCCGTCGCCGTCGCGCCACGATCGCGGGCATGATGACCAGCCCCTCGGGTGCGCTCGGCACCGCAAACACGTCCGCGACGTCGAGCACGCTCGGCTGATGGCGTCGATCCGGCAGGATTGTGAGACACGTCTCACCGGCATGAAATCCATCCGCTCGGACTATGAGGCGGAATGGAAGGAGATTGCGCGCTTCTGCCAGCCTGCCCGGTCCCGCTTCCTGAACGGTGACACGAACAAGACGGCTCGACGCGCGCGCAACGCCCGGCTGTACGATGAATATGCGATCGGCAGCTACCGCACGCTCGCCAATGGCATGACGTCGGGCCTGTCCTCGCCCTCGCGGCCCTGGAAGAAGCTCTCCACCTTCGATGACGGCTTGCTGGACGAGCCCGACGTGCGCTTCTGGCTGTCCGAGGTCGACCGGCTGATGGACGCCTTCTTCGCCCGCACCAATTTCTACGGCGCGGCAAAGACGGGTTATCACGAGCTCGGCCTGTTCGGCACCGAGGCCTGCGTCATGATGGAACATGATCAGGTGGGCATGGTGTGCCACCCCCTGACCGCGGGCGAATACTGGATTTCCATGTCCGACGCGATGGTGCCGGATACGCTTTACCGCCGCTGCCCGATGACCGCGCGCCAGGCGGTGCAGTCGTTCGGCAAGGATCGTGTCAGCAGCGCCGTGCTTCAGGCGTACGACACGTCGAACCACGAGCAGCTGGTCGATGTGTTCCAGGCGATCGAGCCCAACCCGCAATGGCAGCCGGGTAATCCCTTCTCGCACCGATTCCGCTCCGTCTATTGGGACGAGAAGGATCAGAAGGACCGGGTGCTGCGCATCTCGGGCCATCACGACCAGCCCTTCTACGCCCCGCGCTGGGATCTGACCGGCTCCGATATCTATGGCTACAGCCCGGCCATGGAAGGGCTTGCCTCGATCCGCGAGCTGCAAATGCAGAACAAGCGCGAGAATGAGGCCATCGACGGCATCGTCAAGCCCGAGAAGGTCACCAAGCCCGGCCTTAAGCTGACCGGCCAGCCGGGCAACATCGTTTCCGCCGCCGACGTCGACAAGGATGCGGTGATGGTGCCGTACCAGATGCCGTGGCAGGCGATCGAGCAGATCTCGAACAAGATCGGGCGGCTCTATCAGCGCATCGATGCCACGTCCTATGCCGACCTGTTCATGGCGATCACGAACATGCAGGGCATCCAGCCGCGCAATATCGAGGAGATCGCCGCGCGCAACGAGGAGAAACTGACCCAGCTGGGCCCGACCATCGAGCGTGTAAACAACGAGAAGCTCGCCGTCGCGATCGATCGTGTTTTCGGAATCATGATGCGCGGCCAGATGCTGCCTCCGATCCCGGAGGCGATGCAGGGCCAAAGCGAGATCAAGGTCGAGTTCGTCTCGATCCTCACGCAAATGCAGCGCATGGTCGGCCTGGGCCAGATCGAGCGCACGGCGTCCTTCGTCGGCAACCTGGCCGGCGCGTTCCCCGATGCGGCTGACAAGCTCAACACGGACGAGATGATCGACGAATATGCCGATCGCGCCGGCACGCCGCCCAAGCTGATCCGCACGGCCGAGCAGGTGGGCAAGCTCCGCCAGCAGCGCGCGCAGCAACAGAACCAGGCGCGCATGGCGGAGATGATGCCCGCTATGCAGCAAGGCGCGGACGCGGCCCGACTGCTCTCCGAAACCGACGTCAACGGCCAGCCGATGCTGGACACGCTGCTGGGGGCAGGATGACCCAGCAGGAAAAGGACATGGCCGCCCTGATGGCGCTGCCGGAATTTCGCCGCTTTCTGTGGCGGTCGATTCAATCGAGCGGAATTTTCGCTCAATCGACGAATGGGGCTGATGGTCGCGATCTCTCATTCGCAGAGGGGCGGCGCAGCCACATGTTCGCGATCCTGAGCGACGTCGAGACCGGCCAGCCCGAAACGCTGCGCCATCCCAACAGCATCATGACGCTGATCGCCGTGCTGCGCGAGGAAGCGAACCCAGCCCCGAAGGAGAAGAAGAGTGCAACTGGTCGGTATGACGAACTTCCGGAATAGCCTGCTGGCTGGCGTCGCGATGACGGCGGCGGAGCGGCGTGCCGGTCGCTTCATGCGCGCGCCGGACCATCCGCCTGCCGATCCGGCACCGGCTGCGCCCGCGCCAGACCCAGCGCCGCCTGCTGATCCCGCACCTGCTGATCCCACTCCAGACCCAAAGCCTGCCGATCCAGCACCCGCTGATCCGGCCACGCCGCCTGCCGATCCCGACGACGTCGACGATACAGCGCTGGGCGGGAAGAAGCCCGACGCGCCAGCCGATCCTGACCCGGCCGCCCCGGATGAGCCGCCGGCGCATGTGATTCCTGAAGCCTACGAGCTCACGGCCCCTGAAGGCATGACGATCGATGCCGATCTTCTCGCCGAGGCGACGCCGATCTTCAAGGAAGCGGGTCTGTCCAACGACCAGGCGCAGGCGATCCTGCCCGCGGCCAAGTCCCTCGTTGAAAAGACCCAGCAGTCGACCATCCAGGGCGTCATCGATGCCGGCAACCAGCAGCGCAAGGCCTGGCTGGATGCGGCGAAGGCCGACGAGCAGATCGGCGGAAACAAATGGGATGCGAGCCTGGGCAGCGCTGCAAAGGCACTCGATGCGCTCGGCTATCCCGAGGGGTCCGATTTCCGGACGGCCCTCAATGAAACCGGCTTCGGCAACCATCCCGAGATGATCCGCATCTTTGCGCGGTTTGGCGGGATGGTCGGCGAGGATGGTGATTTCGTTCGCGCGGATGCAGGCGCGCCAGTGAACGAGCCTGCCTGGAAGCGCCTCTATCCTAACGATTAAGGAGACTTGGAATGGCCGTTCTCGGCACGACTTACTGGAACCTTATCGACGTCATGAAAGCGGGCGGCGATAATATCGGCGACGTCGTCGAGGCGCTGGTTCAACTCACCCCGTTCATGCAGGATGCGAACGTCATCACCTGCAATGACGGGACGAAGCACCGCAACTCGATCCGCACCGGCCTGCCGCAGGTGTCCTGGGGTGCGCTCTACCAGGGCATTGCCCAGAGCAAGGGCAACTATACCCAGGTCGAGGACACGACCGGCTTCGTCGAAGGCCTGTCGAGCGTCGACGAGCGCCTGCTGGAGCTCAAGCCAGCCGAGGCGGGCAAGCTGCGCATGATGGAAGGCCAGGGCTTCCTGGAGGCCATCGCGCAGACGATCGACAGCGCCATCTGGTATTCGAACGTCGCGATCAACGGCAAGCGCTTCCACGGCCTCGCGCCGCGGTACAATTCGCTGTCGAATCCGAACGTGGTCAATGCCGGCGGTGTCGGTGGCGATAACACGTCGATCTGGTTCGTCACCCATGGCGACATGCAGACGTCGGTGATCACGCCGGAGAATATCGCGGCTGGCGTGAAGCGCGAGGATATGGGTCGCCAGCGTGTGCTCGATGCGAACAACAACCCATATTATGTGAAGGAAGAGAAGTTCACCCAGCATGTCGGTATTACCGTCAAGGACTGGCGCTTCAATTCCCGCGTCTGCAACATCGACGTGTCCGACGTGATCGCCGGGACCGTATCGATCAACTCGTTCATGCGGAAAGCCTATTACCGCATGCACGGGCGGCGTTCGTACAAGATGGAGCGCGAAGGCCAGGTCAGCCCGGGCCGCACCGCCATCTACATGAACAAGACGCTGATGGAGGCGCTGGACGCGGAGGGCACCAACGCGCGGCCGGGTGTCGACAACTTCGTTCGCCTGAAGCCGATGGAGCTTCAGGGCGAGGAGGTCCAGTCGTGGCGCGGCATGCCGATCCGCGAGACGGACGCCCTCCTCAACACCGAATCGCTGGTCGCATAAGGAGATAGTGCGATGATTTTCGATAACACGCTGCTCTTCAGCGACGCGCAGGCGATCACGGCAGATGCCGCGTCGACCAACGTCGTCGATCTGGGAGCGACCGGTACGCCCTATGGCGACACCCGCGCACTCGTTCGCGACATTGGCAAAGGCTCCCCCAAGGTGCCGCTGTGGGTGTCGGTGACCGAGACCTTCAACAACCTCACCAGTCTGGAAATCCTGCTCCAGGTCGATGATAACAGCGCCTTTGGTTCCCCCAGGACCGTGTCGCGGTCGGGTGCTATCGCATTGGCGGATCTGACGGCCGGCAAAGCCATCGACTATCCAGACTATGTGCCGCAGGGTGCGAATGAGCGGTATTTCCGCCTGTTCTACGACATCACCGGCACGGCCCCAACCACCGGCAAACTTACCGCGGGTGTCGTCGCGGATCGGCAGACCAACTTCATCGGAGGCCAGTAATGAGCGAGATGCGGACTTACCGGGCGCGTGAACGCGGCTATGTCGATGATCGGATGGTCGAGGAGTATGATGTCTTCACGACCACTGCTCCCAAAGGCAAGTGGATGGCGCTGCTCGATGACAAGGGCAACGAGCTGCCCGACCCTGAGCCGGCGCCGCCGGTCGATGCCAGTGCCGAGGCCATCGAAACCGTGCGTCGTGAGCTGACGGAGAAGGCGAAGGCCATCATCGACGACATGCGCAAGGACTTCGACGCCAAGCTGAAGGCCGAGACCGAGCGGGCCGATGCTGCCGAAAAGCAGCTGGCGGGCGCGGACGAAGCGGCTGACAAGGCGACGCAGCGGGCGGAGGCGGTCGAGAAGGAGCGCGACGCCCTGAAGGCCGAAGTCGAGAAGCTGAAGGCCCCGGCGACCGGCGCAAAGAAGTAAGCGATCTGGCGGGGGTTCAGGCTCCCGCCAATTTTAAGGAGGAGCGCATATGCCCCCGTTCAACAGCGCCTATTCGACTGGTGTTTCCTATACCGCCTTGCCCGACATCACACCCGATGCCGACAATGATCTCCCTGTCCCCGTGCGGTTGATCGACGTAATCGGCGGTGGCGATGTGACCTTTCGCGACGGCCGCGGGAGCCTGGTCGCGATGACTGGCCTGCCTGCCGGCTATATCATCAAATGCGTCGTCACGCGCGTCGTGTCGTCGACCGCGACCAAGCTGATCGGTTACCCCTGACGCTCAGTCGATTCAACACGGCCCGGCGTCGCCATAGAGCGGGGCCATGGCAACCCCGGTCGGCATCTGCAACGCGGCGCTCTCTGAAATAGCGGCCGATCCCATCAACTCGATCGATGAGCGATCTTCCAGCGCTTTCTACTGCAAGATGCACTATGACGGCGTGATCGCCGAGCTGCTGACATGGACGGATTGGGACTGGGCGATCCGGCGCGTCACGCTGGCCGCGCAGACGAACGACCGCAAGGGGGAATGGCTCTACCGCTACGGCCGCCCCTCCGACATGGCCGACGCTATTCGCGTCCTTCCCTCAATCGATCAGCAGGTGGAAAGCTTGCCTGTCGTTGGGCCCTATCCGTTCCCGGCCTGGGACGCGCTGGGCAGGCTACCCTTCGCGGTGGCTTCAGGTTCGATCTATACCAATGTCGCGAGCGCTATTCTGGAATATCAGGTCAACGCTGTCGATCCGGCCGTCATTGACAGCCTCACCGCCCGCGCTGCCTCTCTGGAACTGGCATCCCGGCTGGCGATGCCGCTCAAGAAAAGCCGCACTCTCAAGGGCGATATGGTGAAGCTGGCGGAGGTGGCGAGGCAACGCGCGATCGCCGAGAGCGAGAATCGCGCGCCGCGGCGGACTGTCGATTATGTCAGCGATGCTGAATATGCGCGCATGGGGCTGATGTCCGATGGACTATAGGTTCGCGCAACCCTCCTTCAGCAAAGGCGAACTGGCGCCGGACCTTTATGGCCGGTTCGATGTCGACGCTTATCCCCAGAGCCTCCGCAAGGCGCGCAACGTCGTGGTGCTGAAATATGGCGGGGTCACCAAGCGTCCCGGCACCCGGCTGGTTGCAGAGGTCTATGACGGTTCCCAGCCGGTCCGACTGGTGCCGTTCAAATTCTCGATCGAGCAGGCGTATGCGCTCGAGCTCGGCCACGGATACATGCGCGTCGCAGCCGCGGGCGGCCTCGTTCTGAACGAGGAACTGGCCATCACGGGCGTCACCAATGAAGCGCAGGCGCGGGTGACAGCTGCTTTTCATGGCTATTCGGTCGGGCAACATGTGTTTCTGTCCGGTATCGATGGCGCGCTCGGCGAGGAATTGAACTTTCGATTGTTTGAGATCGTCGACGTCGTTGATGGCAATGTCTTCCGGATCAACGCGAACACGTCCGACATGGCTGTGTTTTCCGGATCGGTCGGCGGTGTTACGCGCGCAGAGGAACCTGATCCCGATCCGATAGATCCAATCGTACCAGATCCCGTAGAACCGGCTCCACCACCACCCACGGGCGGCGGAGGACGTCCCGGCAACCCTTATGAGCAGATTCCCTGATGGGCGTTTCCCGCGTCTTCCGCGTCGGCTCACCCTATAATGGGGTGGAATTGGAGGAGCTCGATTTCGAGCAGCAGGCTGATACGATGTATCTGGCCCATATCGATCATGTGCCAGGTAAGCTGACCCGCACGGCGCATGACGCGTGGGCTTTTGCTGACGTCGCGTTTGGCCCAAAACTATCGCCGCCATCGTCCGTCACGGTGGAAGTGCATATGCCCAATACCGATTCCGAAAATGGCGGCGCCGCCTATTTCCCGCAAAACGCTCGCTACGCCGTCACGTCGGTCGACGGTGATGGGTATGAGAGCCGATGGACTGGTTCGGGCATCGCGGCGTACAACGATCTCAGCCTTAAACGGAATTATAACTTCATCGAGTGGGGGGCTGTCGCCGGAGCCGCCAGCTACAAGGTGTACAAAGCAGATAACAGCTCTTTTTATGGCTATATCGGCAGCACGGACGTGCTCGAGTTCGTCGATGCCAATATCGGGCCGGACCTGAGCACCGCGCCCCCAGAAGCTTACAACCCCTTCTCCGCGGCCGGCGACTATCCCTCAACCGTAACCTTTTTCGAGCAACGGCTGTTTTTCGGCAGAAGCCGAAACAGTCCCAATGCGATATGGGGCAGCCGTTCGGCCGAGTTCGAGAATTTCGACCAGTCCATTCCGCTTCGACCCGACGACAGCATCGCTCTTGCCGCCAACGCCGGGCAGGTCAATGCGATCAACCAGTTGGCGTCGACCACGAGTCTGCTTGCCCTTACCTCCGACAGTCTGTTCCGGATCGACAGTGGCGCCGAAGCTGGCTACCTGACCGCAACGCCACCCGCCACCGTGCGCCGACAGATCGGTCGCGGCTCCTCGCGCCTCAACCCGCTCGTGATCGACAATGTCGTGTTCTATTCTCCGTCGGTAGGCAGTGGCGTCCGGTCGCTCAACTACAAGTTCGAGGTTGATGGACTCACGTCTGATGATGTCACGATCTTCTCGCCTCACTTCTTCGAAGACATGCACATCACCAGCTGGTGCTATGCGCAGGAACCGCGGTCGATCGTCTGGGCGGTCCGCTCTGACGGCAAGCTTCTCGCCTTCACGTGGGAGCAGGCGCAGCAGGTCTGGGGCTGGACGCTGTGCGAGACAGATGGGTTCGTGCTCTCCTGCTGCTCTGTGCCGGAAAATGGAGAGGATCGCGTCTATCTCGTCGTTCGCCGCATGATCGATGGCGTGGAGCGCACGTTCATCGAGCGCATGGCTGCGTCCCGCTGGAGCGACGTCGCGGACTGCTGCTTCCTCGACTGTGCGGTATCCTACGACTATGAGGAGCCGCGCAGCATCTTCGGCAATCTGTGGCATCTGGAGGGCTGCACGATCTGGGGCCTGGTCGACGGCTTCGTCGTCAAGGATCTGCTTGTCGCGAACGGCCGCGTCGCCCTTCCGCCTAGCGCCGGGACGGCGCGCAAGGCGACATTTGGCTTGCCCTACGATGTCGATATCCAGACGATGCCGGTCATGTTCAATGGCGGAAGCGGTTCGAACGCGGCGCGAAAGCAGCAGCCGGGCGAGATCGTCCTGCATGTACGCCAAAGCCGCAACATCCTTGCGGGCGCGGGACGGGAGGATGGCGAAGAGCCGCTCCAGCTGTTCGAAATCAAGTCGCGCGGCGATGAACCGTGGGGCGCGGTCGATACCCTGAAAGACGGCAAATATCTGATGGACTCGCCCAATGTCGTTAGCGGGCAAGCGTCGGTCTATGTGAAGCAGACCGATCCGCTCCCGCTGACATTGCTTGGCGTCTATCTGGACCCGATCATTGGGGGGTGACGTCCAGGTCGTTCCGGCCCGCGCCACCCATGTCGGGCCGATCGCCAGCCGGATCCGCGACATCGACCGCACCGAATGCGAAGCGATGGGTCATTCAGCTAAACAGGCGTTGCGGCAAGGGTTCATGCTCTCCGATCGCTGCTGGACCGCGCTCGTCGACGGTCGACCGGAGGCGATGTTCGGGGCCGTCACTGTCTCCGCGATCGATCGCCGAGCGACTGTATGGTTTCTCGGGACAGACGAGGTCTATCGCCATGGTCGGCTGTTGCGTTCGTGGGGCCAGTCGTTGATCCATCGCGCGGTCGATTCACGCTGGTGGGCGGGGAACCTAGTGTCCAGCGCCAACGGGAAGGCAATCCGGCTGTTGCAGGCCTGGGGTTTTACCGTCGAGCCTGAGGAGCAAATGGTGAGCGGCGTTCCCTTCCGTCAGTTCTGGATGATCCGCGATGTGTGATCCTGCTACGCTCCTTATAGCGGGCACGGCTGTCTCGACGATCGGTGCCGGCTATTCCGCGCTCCAGGCCAATGCACAGAACACCTATCAGGCGCGTGTTGCAGACCAGAACGCCCGGCTGTCGGCGGAATCGGCGCGGCAGGAAGCGGACAATGCGCGCGAGGCGGCGCTTCAGCATTATCGCAAGGTCGCCCAGCTGAAGGGGCAGCAGCGGGTCGCGATGGCGGGCGGCGGACTGGACGTCAACTTCGGCAATTCGGCCGATCTGACCGCGGACACGGAGATGCTGGCGCGTGAAGATGCTGGCCGGATCTATCGGCAGGGCGCGGAGAATGTCCGCGGGTTCGATATTGAGGGATCGAACTTCCGTTCGCAGGCCAAAGCCTCAAGGCAGGCGGCGAAAGGAGCCTTGATCGGCGGTGCATTTGAAATGGCTGGAACGGCGCTGGGCGGCGCTTCGCAGTATAGCAAGCTGAAGGCGGAGGGGTTTGGCGCCGGACGGCGCAACAGCTTCGGGATTAAGGCTGGCGAGATCTACTGACCTGCGTCAGTTCGTCGGCAGTGCGGAGCGCCATTTCCCTGCTAGCAATCCCATAGCTGCGAAGCCCGGCAAAAGCGGCAACATGCCGTCCGGCCATACCGACTTTAGCGCCACTACGCCTACCAGCAAGGCCATGAAGACCAACCCGCGCGAAGTCTGGAAGTTTGGTATCCAAGTCCTGCTTTCCCGCTTCCTGAAGATGTTCACCAATGCCACGAGCAGAAACCCAACGACGAAACTCGGAATAGCAATAATGCTTGCTGCGAGCACCGCGTCGACAGGTGTGTCGATGCCGTTCATGTTTCGGATCGGCATTGCGTAAGCGAGAATATAAAGCATCATCGGCCAGGTTATATATCTGATCCGGTTGCTTCCTGCCTTCGCTTTCACGGGTTCATCCCGTCGATTCAATCCCTGTGTCATGCCCCATAGCTATCTAGCATCCGCTTTGAGGGCAAGAGATGCCGCGTATCCCGCAATATGGCAGTCCCACTGTGGGACCGGTCCAGACAACCAGTGCCCGGTTCAGACCCGCCGACAATGACGGCGGTGTGGGCGGTGCAGTCGCCCGCGGGCTGGAAGCGCTGGGCAAGGTCGGCACCGATGCCGCGATGGTGCAGGCGCAGATCGAAGATGATCTCGCCCGCACAAATGCTGACAATCTGTATCTGACCGCCAGCACCGCCGCGAACGGCGCGGTGTCGGACCTGAAGTCCCGAATGGGCAAAGGCGCGCTCGATCACCGCCCGGCCGCGGGCAAGGCGGTGGAAGAGGCGCTCAATGCCACTCTGGCGCAGGCAGATCCCCGCACACGACGTTATCTCCAGCCGCAACTGGCGCGGCTGCGCGCGTCGGCGGACAATGAAATGTCGGCCTATGCGATCCAGCAGAGCCGCGTCTATCAGCAGGAAACCGGCAAGGCGAAGCTGGGCAACTATATCGAGAGTGCCGTGCGGGCCGACGATCCAGCCGAGCGCGATTCCTTCTTCGCGCAGATACGGGCCCAGGCGCGCGCCAATGCGGAACTATCCGGCCTTTCCGACCCGGAAGTGATCAAGGCCGATGAACGCAGCGCGGTATCGGGAGCGCACGCCCAGATCTTTGACCGCTACATGGCCGATGGCGATATCGAGATGGCGCAGGCCTATCTGGGCGCGCACGAAAATGACATGCTGTCCAAGGACAGCACCTCGCGCTGGAACGACCTCAAAGCGCCGCTTCAGGCGCGCGAGGCCGCGAGCGACGCCAATGCGTTCATGGGCATTGCGTCCGCCGATGGCACTGATCGCGCCGTCAACTATGCTGACCCGCTGCGCGGCATGGGGCGCGGCATCTCCGGCCAATATGGTGAGGTCAGGGCGGGCGGCCATATCCATAACGGCGTCGACTTCCCTGCTCCGGCCGGTACGCCAATTTTTGCAACGGCCGCGGGCAAGGTCATCAAGGCCGGGCATGACGCGGCGAGCGGCAATTTCGTGATCGTGGATCATGGCGACGGCACGACGTCGAGCTATTCGCACATGAAGGCACCCTCCGCCTTGAAGCCCGGAGACATGGTCACCCCCGATACCCAGCTCGGCGGCGTCGGATCGACCGGCCGCTCCACCGGACCGCATCTGCACATGGTCGTGCGCAAAAACGGAAAGACAGTCGATCCGACCAAGGTCATAGGAGCGGCGCAGCAGTCTGCGACGCGCTACGATCTCGATGGTCTGCTTGCCAAGGTGGACGCGCAGACCGGCTGGTCGTTCGAACGGCGCGAAAGAGCCAAGGATGAAATCCGCCGCCGCGTGTCTCTCAGCGACGGATTGAAGGCACGCGAGGAAGCGGATGCGGACCGCCAGGCGAGCGAATGGGTGCTCAGGCGTGGCGACGGATTCACCGATATCTCGCAGATGCCGGCGAACATCCGCAACGGCCTGTCGCCTGATGCGGCGCGGTCTTACATCGGCGTCGCCAAATCGAATGCCAAACCCAAGAGCATTGCCGCCAATGGCAGCACGGCCACAGCGCTGGAGCTGATGCGCATCCTTCAGCCGGAGGAGTTTGCAAAACAGGGTCTGGGCAAATTCGTCGGCCAGGTCACCCCCGCGGAAATGCAGGGGCTAATGAAAGAACAGGCCAAGATCATCGCTGGCGATCCTGATGCCGATGTACGCGGCAAGGTGTCGTCAACGATATCGACGTTCGGCGTCGAGGCAGGCCTGACCGGTTCCGATGAAAACGACAAGGTCAAGCGCGTGCGTGTGCAGAAGGTGATGGAAGCCGAGATCCGCGACCTTACCGGCGGGAAGCGTAAGCCGACAGAAGATGAGCTCTACCGCGCGTTTCTTTCCGCGACCAAGGAAGTGACGTTCACCGTCAATACCAGCTTTGCGGGCATCCCAACGGGCCAGTCCCAGCGCACCAGGCGGCGCTTCGAGCTGGAGGCAGGCGACGTGCCAGACAATGTCCGGCAGCGGATCGCGAACGGCTATCAGTCGACCTACGGCCGCGTACCGACTGACGAGCAGGTCGGTGAAATCTACCGCAACGGCAAGGGGCGCTACTGGTAATGGCAACCGATCCCTATCGTTATCTCGATCGGATGCGCGAGCGCCAGGCGCAGCCTGAAACCGCTGACCCATTTGTCGCTGATCTTGCCCGCCAGCGCGACGATGAGCTCGCCTTCCGCCTGAAGGTCGCCAAACCTGACGAAGCGGCACGGGCGCAGTCGATCGCGCAGGCGCGAGGACTTCCGACTGCTGCCGTGGAAGCCAATCTTGGCGCGTTTGAAAAGGAGGCGCAGGCTTCGCGGGCGCGAGCGGCGATTCAACGCCATCCCGCGATCGGCCGCTGGTCGGCCAGCGCCAGCAATGTCGCGATTGCTGCAGACGATTATCCTACGCTCGATCGGCTCGGCACGGCGTTCATGAACCGTGTCGCGCTCGACAAGCTCGATATCGTGACGGACGGCGGCTTCCTGGATCGCATGGGCGACCTGTTCAAATCGGGACTCTACAGTCTTGAACAGGGCGCATCTTCCTTCAGAGGAGCGTTGCAGGACTGGTCAGCCAGAAATCCCCTGCCATGGACCAGCAGGGAAACGATCGACCGAAATCGCGCGGGCGCTGCCTCGGCGCGCGCACGGGCGCGCATCTATGGTGATGTCGCCGCCACAACGGTAGCGGGCGAAACCGACTGGCGCACTCTGAAGGCTCGCCCAACGGTGGGCAACATATTGTCCTTCGGGCTGGATCAGGGCGTGAAAAGCCTCCCCGGCATGGCGCAGGCCGCGCTGGCGGTTCCCCTCTACGTGGCAGGGCAGGCCGGCAATATCGGACAGACGCGGGCTCAGGTGCAGGGCCGTGAAGATGCTACCGCGCAGGATGTCGCCGAGGCGACCCCTGCCGCCATACTGAGCGCGACGCTCGAGCGCATCGGCATCCATGGCATATTCGGCGCGGGCGCCCGCACGGCTGTCGGTCGCATTGCCCAGGCCAGCGCGACCGAGGCGTCGACCGAGTTTGCGCAGAGCATGGTCGAATATATCGGTGGGCACTCGCAGACCGGCACCACCTTCAACACGGACGAGATGCTGGATCAGGCATTTTCGGGCATGGTTGCCGGCGGCCTGATGGGCGGAGGCCTTCGAACCTCGGGCGAGATCGCCCGCCCCGCGGTGCGGCCGATCAAGGCGATGGTGACGCGCATTTCCGATGCGAACCGCGCCATCAACGATGGACGGTTTCTCGATGAAATTGCCGCGGCGACGGCCGAATCCAAAACCGCGCGGCGTTCGCCCGATGCAATCGCGGATCTCGTGCAGAAACTGGGCGAGGATAATGGCGTAGAGCAGGTCTATCTGCCAGCTGAAGCCGTGATGTCGTACATGCAGTCGGACAGCTATGCCGGCGACCTTGACGCATGGCGGGCCCGGATCGACGAGGCGGATGCGACCGGAGGCGACCTGGTCCTGCCGGTCGGCGAGCTGACGCGCCTTGCCGCCACGCCCGGCTGGGAAGCGCTCAAGAGCGAGATGCGCCTGTCGGCTGGCGGGATGTCGCTCCGCGAGGCGGAGGCTTTCAATCAAGCCTGGACCGATGCCATGGAGGAGCTGTCCGACAGCGTGGCTCAGGAAGCCGAACAGGCCCGGGCCGCCGACGCACCGCGCGAGCAGCTGCTACAATCCATCACCGAGAAGCTGGCAAAGGCTGGCTTCTCGCCGTCGATGGCACGCCAGAATGCCGAGTTTCTGACCCAGCGTGCCGTTACCCGCTCGTTGCGCATGGGCCGCGACCTGACCGGCGCCGAATATGACGCGCTCCAGGTGCGCCAGATCCTGCCAGAGAATATCGCTGCCGTGCAGATGGCCGATCAGATCGATGTCGCCATAGACGTCATGAAGCGCCAGCTGGACCCCGCCCAGAATCTCGGGCCTTCGCTGATGGAGTTCATCGCCAAGGGCGGCGGCATGGTCGACACCGGGGGCGACCTGAAGGCCATGGGCGCGGATAGCTGGCACAAGGGCAAACCCGGCAAGCGCCGCTTCATCCGCGATCAGGGCGAGTTGATCGAGGATGGCGGTTTCGGTGAGAATGAATATGGGCCCGACGCCTGGGCGCAGCGCGCGTGGGAGGCGGGGTACTTTCCCGAGTTTGGCGACCAGCGCCCCTCGGCCAACGATCTGCTGGACGCCGTCGCGGAGGGCGTCGCCGGCCGGGACCGCACGCTGATCGCGCGTGAGAAGTCTATCCGTGATGCCGCCGAGGAATTGCGCGCGTTGCTGGAAAATCGCGGCATTGATCCTGACAAGACCAGCCGGAGCGATATCCGCAAGGCGATCGAGGATTATGCAGCGCAGGAAGCGGCTGGCGATGGCTATATGCAGGGCGACCTCATTCCGCGCGGCCGTATCCTCTTTCCCGGCGGCCAGAGCGCCAGTGCGATCATAGAGCTTTACCAGACGCAGAACGCGTCGACCTTCCTGCACGAGTCCGGGCATCTGTGGCTGGAAGAATTGCGGGAAGATGCTGCCGATCCGGACGCGCCGCAACAGGTCCGCGACGACTGGCAGATCGTACAGGACTGGTTCGCAGCCAGCGGACATCCTCTGGACGATGGAAAGATCCCCGTCGATGCGCATGAGCTGTGGGCGCGGGGTGTTGAGCGATACCTCATGGAGGGCAAGGCACCCTCGCCCGGCCTTCAGCGGCTGTTCCAGACCTTCAAGGCCTGGATGATCTCGCTCTATAACAGCGTGTCCCGTCTCGACACGCCGATCAGCGACGAGGTCCGCGGGGTGATGGACCGGCTCATCGCATCCGACGAGGAGCTCGCCGACGCGATCGCTGCCCAGCATCTTGAGGCCCTGTTTCCGGAAAAGCCCGCGTCCATGACAGAGGCCGAATATGCAGCCTACCGGACGCTGACCGCGACAGCGCGGGAACAGGCACAAAGCCACATGCTCGCCAAGACGATGAACGCGGTTAAGCGGCGCGTTACCAAGGAATGGCGGGAACGCGAGGAGGATGTGCGCCAGGACGTCACCGAGCGCATAGACGCCCTCCCGGAATTTCGTGCGCTGCGGCTGGCGCGCGAGACGCCGCTCGATAGCCAGTGGATCAGGGACGTGCTGGGCGATGATGCAACGGCTTTGTTGCCCAAGGACTTCAAGCGGCTGCACAAGGACGGCGGTGCCAATCCCGACGAGGTGGCGGAACTGGCCGGGTTCAGGACCGGCGACGAGATGGTCCGCGCATTGATGGGCATTGAGATCCGCCGGCGGGAGATGCGCGAGAAGGGTGACAAGCGATCGCCGCGCAAGGCGATGATCGATCAGGAAGTCGAGGCCCTGATGCTCGAGCGCTTTGGCGATCCGTTTACCGATGGCAGTATCGAACAGGAGGCCCTGGCCGCCGTCCAGTCGGATGAGCTGGGCGCGGTTATGGGTGCTGAATTGCGTGTGCTGGGCAGAATGACCGGCCAGCGTGTCACGCCCTATGGCGTGGCGAAAAGCTGGGCGGAGCGCCAGATCACGGACGGCCGCGTACGCGACGTCGCCAGCCGATCTGCCATCATCCGCTATGAGCGCGCGGCGGCGAAGGCTGGCAGGGCCGCAATGGAAGCCGTCATTGCCAAGGATCATGACGAGGCTTTCCGGCAGAAGCAGAGCCAGATGCTCAACAATGCACTCGTCGCCGCGGCGCGGCGCGGGGCCGATCAGGTCGAAGAAGCGGTCAAGCGGCTGGAAAAATGGGCCAAGCGCCGGACCGTAAAGGGTGTCGATCAGGACTATCTGGAGCGCGCGCAGTTGCTGCTCGAGCAAATCGAGATGAAACAGCGGACCCAGCGTTCGCTCAACCGGCAGGAAAGTTTCGAGGCATGGGCCGCCCAGCGCCAGGCAGAGGGGTATGATGTCGTTGTGCCCCCCTCCTTCGCCGAATCCATCGGCCGGACGCACTGGACGCGGCTCAAGGTCGGCCAGCTGCTGGCGCTCAATGATGCAGTGATGCAGATCATCCACCTCGGCCGACACAAGCAGTCCCTGCTCGATGGGCAGGAAGAGCGCGAATTCGAGGCGGTCGTGCATGAGGCCCTGACCGGGATGGACGGCATGAAGCACCGCCCGCCTTCGGACCTGATGGAGCCGTCGCGATGGGATAGCATAAAGGGCATGGTCGCCGCGTTCGACGCGAGCCTGCTCAAAATGGAACAGGTCTTCGACTGGCTCGATGGCGGGCGCAGCGACGGCGTGTTCAACCGTGTGGTGTTCCAGCCACTTGCCAACGCCCAGGCGCGCGAGGCGACCATGCTGGAGGATTATTATGCGCGCATCCGCGCGGAGTTCGGCAAAGTCGATGCAAAGCAGCTGCGCCGCTGGTCGGAACGGTTCGTCGCGGACGAGCTGATCAACAGGGAAACAGGCCAGCCTTACAAGATGAAGCGCGAGCAGCTGATCGCAATCGCGCTCAACATGGGCAATGAGGGCAATATCCAGCGCCTGACCGACGGCTATGGCTGGCCGGAAGATTCTGTCCGCCGCGTGCTCGATCGCGAAATGACGGCAGCCGACTGGCAGTTCGTCCAGAATATCTGGGACATTATCGATACGCTGTGGCCGAGCATCGCGGCGATGGAGCGCCGGGTGAACGGCGTGGAGCCGGACAAGGTCGAGCCTCGCCAGGTCGAGACCCCGCATGGCACCTATCGGGGCGGCTATTATCCCGCCATCTACGACAGTTCGAAAAGCTACGCGGCCGAGCAACATGCGGGCCAGGGAGCGGACCTGCTCGACGCGATCTACACCCGCGCGACGACGCGCGCCTCATCGACGCGAGAGCGCAGTGAGCAGGTGAAGCGCCCCATCCTCCTACAGTTGGGCGTCATCAATCGCCATCTGGGGGAAGTGATCCACGATATCACACACCGCGAAGCCGTGATGCAGGCGGACAAGTTCCTTCAGGCCGAGCGGATCATGAAGGCAGTCGACGAAACGCTGGGGCCGGAGATGCGCAAGCAGTTTCGCCCGTGGCTCAAATATATCGCCAACAGCTGGGCGATGGAGCGCGCGGGCAACGAGGGCGTGGGCGCGTTCATGCAGAAGCTGCGATCGAACACGACGGTTGTCGGCATGGGCTTCCGCTTCACGACGATGCTCACCCAGCTCGCCGGCTATTCCAACAGCTTCGAATATGTAGGCGCGAAGTGGGTGTCGGGCGGAATCGCGCAGACGACGGCGCATCCGATCGAAACGTTCAACTTCGTCATGGAAAAGTCGGACGAGATCCGCAACCGCATGGACACGCTGGATCGCGACATTCGCCTGACGCTTGCGGAGATGCAGGGCCGCAAGCAGTTCATCACGGCCGCGAAGCGGTTTGCCTTCCACGGCATTGGCTACATGGACCGCATGGTCGTAGTGCCGACATGGATCGGCGCCTACAACAAGGCTCAGGCGACTGGCATGGACGAAGCTGCATCCATCTATGCCGCCGACAAGGCCGTTCGCCTGTCACAGGGCGCAGGTGCACCAAAGGATCTGGCGGCGATCGCCCGCGGCACAGGCAAATGGGGCGAGGCGCTCAAGCTGATGACGATGTTCTACAGCTATATGAGCGCCTTCTATCAGCGGGAAAGAACGCTAGGCCGCGATGTTATGGCAGCCAGAGGGCGTGACGTACCTGCGCTGCTCGCCCGCGCCTGGTGGTTGATCGTCGTTCCGCCCGTCCTGTCGCAGCTGCTCGCCGGGCGGGGCCCTGAAGACGAGGAGGACTGGGGCGCCTGGAGCTTCAGGCAGATGCTGTTTCAGATGCTCGGTCCGATCCCCGGCCTGCGCGATCTCGCGCCACCGGTATGGCAGGCGATCGCCGGCGATCGACCCTTCGACTACCAGTTCACACCCATGCAGCGCGCGTTCCAGGTGGTGGTCGACACGGCGGAAGATGCGCGCAAGATATTCGACGGCAAGGATGCGAAACGGCCGGTGCGCAATGCGCTCGAGACGGTCGGCTACTGGACCGGTCTAGTGCCGGGGCAGGTCGCCACATCCGCTCAGTTTCTAGTCGACGTCGGAACAGGGGATCAGGATCCGGAGACGTTCAACCAGTGGTATGAAGGTCTGACCAAGGGCAAAATCAAGGAAGACTGACGCCCGGTCGATTCAAGATGGACCTGCGCCACCTTAATCGGTTGCCATCCGCTCCGGAGGCAAGCGCATGGCAGTTTCCACAACCGACACCTATTCCGGGCCCTATACCCCCAATGGCGTAACGGTTGAATTTCCTTTCGGTTTTAAGGCAGTCAGCGCCGACGATGTCGCCGTGATCCTGCGCGATGCGCTCGGCGACGAGACGATCGTCGCGGAAAACGCCTATTCAGTTTCGCTCGCCACTTCCGGTGGGACGGTGACGTTCGGCACCCCTCCTGCGGTCGGTGTGGGCGAACTCTACGTCATATCCGAGCCATCGTTCCTGCAATCGGTGGAGTTTGCGAGCGGCCAGCCATTTCTTCCCTCGGTCGTGAATAATGTAAACGACCGGTCGGCCGCTCGCGATCTCGTCCTGCGCGATGGCCTGTCCCGCTCTATTCGTGTTCCGATCGGCGAAGCCAGCCCAACGCTGCCCCCACTCACTCAGCGCGCTGGCAAGGTTGTTGTGTTTGGTCCGGACGGCGGCCTCATAGGCATCGATACGCTAGGCGTCGGTAGCGGCGGCCTGACCGCGATGGTCGATGCGACCACGTCTGAGGGGCAGACCGTCATCGATCTGCCGCAAGCAGAATTCACAGTCGCCGCCGTTTTTCGCAATGGCAGCGTCCTTCCCGAGGGCGCCGCGACGATCGAGGACGGGCAGCTGCACCTCAATGTTACGCCGGACGATGACGACTTCATCAAGGTCATCCTGGGATATGCCATTGACCAGGGCGTTGTAGCAGCTGGAAAAGTCATCGGCCTTACCCAGGCCATCGGCGATCAATTCGACACTACCGTCACACCTGATAAAGGACTAAAATTCAAGGATTTCTTTGGCTTCCCGACAGCCGACATCAACGACCGCATGTTCTTCTTCCATGGCGAAGGGACGACGGCGGCCGACGATCAGTTTTCTATGCGCATCGACAGGCGCGCCGATTTCGACGGCGGGACATTCGGGTTTCTCAACAGCGTCCTGAGAATCAATTCTGTCATCACCGGCCAGTCGGAGTCCTTTGAGGCAGGCGTCGTCCTCGTGCAGGACAATTATGCCGACACGACCGGCGATTTCGAGACGACGCCGCAGCACCACGGGATGGTCATCCAGCACAACCGCTACGGCACTGCGCCCGGTTTTTGTCAGGTGCTCGAAGCGGTGGACAAGGGAGCCGCAAACCCGACCGAGGGTTGCGGCGCGCAGGAAGTCGATATCCAGGGTACCGGCGACGACACCAACCTTGTTCGCTATGGCACGACATACATCGTCAGGCGTGCAGGTGGCCTGGCCGGCTGGACGGGTGATGCATGTGTAGCGGGCTACGGCATCGTGTTTGCGCGACAGCCCGACGATGCAGCGAACAACCGCTTCGTGAATGGCATAGGCTTCGGGCGCTTCGGCGCACTGACGCAGTTCACCGTGGGGATCGACTTCACTTATGCCGACTGTAGCGTCGCCGCGCTTCGGCTGGCGAACGAGCGGCTCGACTGGGGTGGCGATGGCACCCGGACCTCGCGATATGAATCTCTCGCCGCCGCAATGCGGTACGAAGCGCCCGGCGGCAAAACCTTCGACATGGCCGACAATGGCGATTTCAACATTGTCGGCGAATTCAAGATTTTGGGGGACAGGGTTGTCACTTCGCGTCGCACGGGTTGGGCAGCGGCGACAGGCACGGCCACCCGGACAACATTCGCGACTTCGACCGTCACGACCGCGCAGTTGGCCGAACGGCTTAAAGCGCTGATCGATGATCTCACCGCCCACGGCCTGATCGGAGCTTGATGATGGCTACAGACAAGCTTGGACAGCATATCGCGGTGGGTGATGTCGTGGATTGGCGGATCAGCATTGGTCGCGGCTTTTCGCAAGGCCGCGCAGAGGTCGTGCGCATTGACGGTGACAATGTCTATCTTGATCCGGCCGACCTGCATTTCAGCAAGGAAATACCAGTCGCGGGGGCGCTGGTCACCCTCGTGTCAGTCGAGGGGGAAGGCTGACCATGACTGTCGACAAAAGCAAGCTTTTGACCCTTGGCGGCGGACTCGTAAGCACTGATGATCTGCTCCTCGAGACGAATGAGGAGATCGGCAAGCGAGCAATCTGGTTTGCCACGCGAGCCAGTCTGCTCGCAGGAGCGGCTTTGCTCCCGTCCGGCGTCGTCGCACATGACGGCATGGTCAGCTATGTCAAAGACGGCGGTTCATCGATCGATGACCTGCCCGACTGGTCGGCGCTGGGTGGCATCATTGATGCCATGCACCACTATCAGCCCACAGACAGCGGCATACAGCAGGCGATCAACCGCGCGATCGCCGCTGCTTCTGCCCTCGGCGGCGGGGCGGTCATGCTTGTCAACAAAGGTGCGGTGTATGCTGCGACCGGCAGTATCGTGCCGAAAACGGGCGCGCATCTGTTTGGCTTCGGGCGGCCGACCATCCGCCTGGCAAATGGGGTCAACAAATCGCTGATCGAGAGCGAAAACTTCCTCGCCCTTTCAGGGACCAACAGTGGTCTGGGTGTCTCGAATGTGTCGATCCGCGACATGATCCTGGATGCCAATCGCGCCAACAATACCGGCGCGGGCGCGAACGAGGGGCATTGCGTTGCCCTGTTCGGTCGCGACTTCCTGTTGCAGGACTTGCTGTTGAAAGACGCGCGGCGTCGTGGCCTCCATACGGAATATGGCACCGGCGCCGTCGGGGTCAGTCCCTTCAACGCGCGCTTGCGCGGCGTCACCATCAACACCGCTGGCGAGGATGGCTGGTACAACAAGGTATCGGACCTTCATCTTGACAGCGTCAACATCCGGTCGGCGGGGCAGAATACGGACAACAGCTTTGACGCGATCTATCTCGGCGCTTCTGGCGGCGTTCGCGGCGTCAATCTGAACGTCTGGCGGGGCGGCGGCGGGGCATCGACTACGCATCGCTACAGCCTGAATATCGAAGGCGGCGCATCGACTATCCACGGCCTCAACCTTGAAACCGCGAAAACGGCAAACCTCCGCCTCGGCAGCAATCGCAACTCGATCACCGGTCTAGTCAGCTACAATATGCTGATCGGTGCGCTGTATCATGCAATCGTGGATGGAAACAGCAACACGCTCGACATGATCGTGCAGGCTGGTGGCGTAACTGGCGAGGCCACGACCGCTTTCGGCGTCAAGCTGGGCGACGTGATCGCGGTGTCGAGCAATGAAGTGCATGTCGCGATGACCGGCCATTCTGGCGGGCTGCTGGACTTCGCCAATTCAGGCGGCCTTAACAAGGTCACCGGGGAGATCTACCGTCCGACTGGCGGCGCGTTCTACACCGGGACCGTGCGATCCACGGATAGGGTCGATATCACGGCCGATGGCGCCTCCCCCACCGAACAGGCCAGCTATTCGAAAAAGGCTGGCTCTGGCGGGTCGATCACGCCCGTTGGCACGACACAGGCGGGCGCGGCCCTGCTGCGGCACACCGTCAACCGCGTCTACACGACCTCATCGTCGAACGATGCGACGCTCTTGCCCAAGGCGGCGGCGGGCCTCGAACTGACGGTGGGCAATATCGGCACGGTGACGATCAGCGTTTTCCCCACCGGAGCGGACAACCACCAGGGGCTGGCGGCGTCGGCGGCTTATACAATTCCGGCCGGTGCAAGCAGGATATTCAAGGCGCTCTCATCGACCGAATGGGGTGCGGTGTGATGGTCGATGAACCAACCAGCGCGCACTGGCTTAGGGAGATGGCCAATGCCTGACGATCAATCAATGACGCTAGCAGTGGGGCGCATGGAAGGCCAACTCCGAGAAGTCGTGCACACGGTCAACAATCTGGCGCAGAAGTTCGAGGATGTGGCCCGCGCGGTGGACAAGACATCGCACATTCCTGCCGCCGTTGCCGAAAATAGGGCCGCAACCGTCGCGCTCGAAGTCCGCGTGACGGCGCTGGAGGCGTCCGAAAACCAGCGCAAGGGTGCGGTCAAGCTTACCGAATGGGCAATCCGCGTGGTGCCGTTCGCGGCGCTTGGGGCGGGATTCGCGGCAGTAGCAAAGGTGGTGGGACTATGATGGAGCGTTTCAAGGCGCGGCTGATTGCGGACTGGCGCAAGGCCTATCGTCTCTGGTCCGTGCGCCTGTCGGCCATGGGGCTGGCCGTCATGTCGGCCTGGCCATCCATCCCGCAGGAAATCCGCGAACAGATACCGGGGCAGCGCTGGATTGCCGCCGCGATCTTCGCCGCCGTGATCCTTGGCCGGATCATCAATCAGGAGAAACAGGATGGCGAGTAAAAAGCAGGGTGGCATTGCCGCCGCCGCCATTGCCATGATCGCCTCTGTCATCGCTGTAGAGGGCGGCTATGTCGATCATCCCAACGACCCCGGCGGAAAGACCAACATGGGGATCACTGAACAGGTGGCCCGGCAAGAAGGCTATTCCGGCCCGATGCGGACGCTGCCACGGAGCGTGGCCGAGAATGTCTATTATCATCGCTACCTCGTTGGGCCGGGCTATGCCCCGCTGATCTCGATCGATGCCGCCGTGACGGAAGAATTGTTCGATACCACGGTGAACATGGGACGGGCGCGCCCCTCCCGATGGTTTCAGCAGTCGATCAACGCCCTTTGCGGAACCCGGCTGGTCGCAGATGGTCGCGTCGGCCCTGCGACGATCAAGGCTTATGGCGACTGTCAGGCCACCTTCGGGGCGGCCCCCCTGTGCGTTGCGACGCTCGATCGTCTCGATGCGCAGCAGTCAGCAGAGTATGATCGTCTTGCCCGCGTCAATCCGCGCCTCCGCGTGTTCCTGAAAGGGTGGAAGGCGCACCGGGTCGGCAATGTCGATCGTGCCAAGTGCAAGGCGGCAAAGCCGTGATCCTCTCCCGCATCCAGCAGGCCGCGATCATCGGCGCCGGGGTTGTGATCGCCGCGCTGGCGATCTTCGCCACCATCCAGACATTCCGCCTGAGCAGTAGCCAGCGTGCGCTGAAGGATGAGCGCGAAATCGTCAAGCGGATGAATGCCGAATCCGCCGCCGCCAATGGCCGCTATCGGTCGCTTGAACAGCGCCACTTGCAGGACACCCAACGGATCGAGAAGGACAAGGCCGATGAAATTGCCGATATGCGCGCTGATCGCGATGCTGCTCTTGCCGAGCTGCACACGCGTCCGCGTCGCCCCACCGCCTCCGCCACCCAAGGCGCAGCCGTTCCGGAAGATGGACCCGGCTGTACTGGATCGGCCCTTTTTGCCGACGATGCGGAATTTCTTGTCGGGGAAGCTGCCAGAGCCGACGAAATCCGCGCCGAAGTAAAGGCCTGCTACGCGCAATATGACAGCCTGGCGCAGGCGCTGGAGGCCGCGCCATGATCGGGTATGGAATCGGGCTGTTTGTGAGTTCGCTTCTCGCCGGGACGTCCACGCCTGAACCTGCCGCGACATGGATGGCCGCCGCGACGCGCGGTGAGGTTGCCACATCGACCGGATCAACCGGGGCAAACCCGCGCTTCATGTGCCGCAGCCGTCATGTCATGGGGCAAGGTACTTATTTCGGCCTCACGCTGGTCTATGCCAACTATTTCGTCGGCACATCCAACAGCGAGACGGGCGCGGTCGCCGCCGCGACGCTGGTCGTGAGCATGGAAATCCCCGGCGCGCCGACACAGACAGTCGAGGTCAAATGGTCCGGCGCGGGCAGTGTCATCATGGCGGGCGGCGCAGCGTGGGTCGAAAGCGACGTGATCCTGCCTTCGCATTTTGGCCTGCTCATTTTCCCGGCGGGAACGATGTTCTGGCTTCGCGCGAACCGCGACAATATCACCGGCGATATTCGCGTGTTCAACGGCACTGTTGGTAGCGTGGCTGGAGAGGGTGCCTATACCTCCCCGACCAGCGGTGCTGGCACCGACCAGCATATGGGAACAGGACCGCTTACCCTGCCCACGGGCGGCGGGGCCAACAGCAATCTTTTCATGCCTATCCTTATCAAGGGCCTGTCCAACACGCACGGCAAGACCCCGTTCTTCATCGGTAACAGCATCGCTTATGCGCAGGGCGAAGGACTGCTTGGCGCGAATGATGGCGAGTTCCAGGGCGGCATGCTGCGCAAGGCGGCCTTTGCGCTCGGCCTGCCATGGACGTCCGTCGCGCGCCCTGCGACGTCGGTATCGACCTACATCATGTCGGACAGCGGTGTGCCGCGTAACGCCAAGCGCGTGCTGCTCTACCCCTATTTTTCCGATTATTATGACGACTATGGCACCAATGATCTGGGCAACACCAACACGTCGACCGGCAGCGCGCGGACGGCCGCGCAAATCCTTGCCGATCGCATGACCATGTACGACCAGATACTGGCCGTGAACCCGAACGCCAAAATCCACCCGATCAAGATGACGCCGCGCGTGTCGGCCGGCAGCTATGCCAATGCGCCGGCATCGCAGGTGCCGGTGGGCAATTACGCGGTGAACGATGTGGGCGGCCGGACTGACGTCAACAACGGCCTGGTCGCGGCGATCGGGACGCATGGCATCGTTTCCGTCGTCGATACCTCGACCAACGTCATGGCGGACGCAACATTGACCGATCGGATCGCCCAGATCGGCGGATCGCCCGGCAGCGTGGACGGGCTGCATCCGACATCGGCGATGTATCTGCTCATGAAAGAGCCGGTGCAGCTGGACATGGCAGCATAGGAGCGCGGCATGACAATCGAATATGGACAGCTTTACACCAATGCGCGCGGCGATGTGCGCGAGGTGCTGGCGGTGGCTGGCGATATGGTCGACTATCTGGAACAGACGGGCGAAGATCCCCAGCAGGGGCAGTGTTCGGTCGTGGAATTTGAAAGCTGGGTGGAGGCCTAAGCTTTCATCCTGCCGATTTCATGCGCGATATACTCGAACAGGCGGCGCTCCGTAAAATCCTTCGCGCCGCGGTCGAGCGCAATCTTCAGCAACCGGTCGACCCAATCGACGGGCAGGACGACGGGAACGTCCGGTTCCAGATCGATGCGCAAAATCCCGCGCTCTTCGGGATAGGCTTCGCCAAGCAATCCTTCCCTGAAAAGGTGCGCAATAGAATAGGCTTCGGTGGGAAGCGTCCATTGGCGCACGACGAACGGGTCGTAGGTGATGGTGGCCTTGCTCATGAGAACGTAATGAGAACATCGGCGCGAGTCGGGTCAAGCGCGTTGACAGGCGGCCTGTCGCAAACCACCTTCCCGACCATGTGCAATCGGGCTGAACGTGGCGATACGCAGAAGGTGCTGCAACTGTTCGGCGCGCGGATCGGCGCGCGGTTCAATGAGGGGCCATTGGAGGTCCATCCCAAATCGCCGGGCAGCGTCGTGCGCATGGATGGCGACGGCCTGGTATTGGAGCAGATGACATGGGGCTTCCCGGTCTCGCTGCGCGGCAAGAGCGGGCAGCCGCTCAAGCCCAAGCCGGTCAATAATGCGCGCTTCGACAAGCTGGGGTCATTCTGGAAGCGATGGGCCGCCGAACCGCGCCAGCGCTGCCTGATCCCGACTGCGCGATTCGCGGAGGCTGTGGGCGAGCCGGGCCGCATGACCGAAACATGGCTCAGCGTGAAGGATCAGCCGATTTTTGCCTGGGCGGGGCTTTGGACGCAGAGCGACGAATGGGGCCCGGTCTATACCGGCGTGATGACCCACAATGCGCCAGAGCTGGCTGACATCCACGACCGGTCGCCGGTCATCCTCGATCCACAGGATTGGAACGCTTGGCTGACTGCGCCACTCGAAGCGCTCTATCAATTCGACCGGCCCTATTCGGCAGACCGCATGATTGTTGACGCGACTGACGCACCCTGGTTCCGGCCTAAGGGGATGCCTTAGAAATCTATGTTTCGAAGCTCCATCATCCTCAAAGCGAGTTCCTCACGCCGGGTCGGATGTTCTGGATCAGTTGCACTGAGCCAGACCTTCGTCAGGTCATCATCACTCAACGTAGACAATTCAGCTTCAATTTCGCGGTCTTCCATAGCGTGATCGTCGCGTGGGAGGGTGATTCGGTCAAGGGCTAGTAGCCCTCCAAAGGATCGGCTTCTGATCGCGCGGGATGCGGTGCTTGCCCCGCGCCATCGGGTGCGTGGGCGCTCCGCTCTTCGTCTTGCCCCAGCACCACAAGTCGGGATACGGCTCTTCGTCGCCCTGTATCGCCTCGATGACATGCTCGATCCACATGTCGTCCCACGCGATGTTGCCCCAGCAGACGAAGACCTGGTCTGCTTCCTTGGCCACCTTCGCGACGTGCGGAAGGTTGGTCATGATCATCTGATCGCGCGCGAACCAGTCGTCCGTCTTGTGCCATTCGGCGCGCTTGCGGCACTCGGCCGGGCTGGACGTACAGAAGGGGTAGAGGTTGACTGCACGATAGCCGCCAAAGCCGAACAGCTGGAACCAGGCGTTCCACCATAGCGAGGTCGGATCGTCCTTCAGGGCGTCCGCCATCGAGGGATTGCAGCCGATCACGCACGCGATCGGGCCTGGTCCCCAGCGGCGGCTTAGCTCGATGCGGTCGCCGCTCACGAATATCGCGTCGCGTTGCATGGTTTCATGGCCGAACAGGTCGAGGGGAAGCGGTGCGTTCATTGCGAACCTCGAAGCAGTTTGATGATCTGCGCATCCCGCTTGCGCTTCTTCGGAAAGTCGTAAGGTTGGCCTGCCTGGTCGACATAGATGCGCGGCGAATACCGATCGTCGAAAAACTCGGGCTCGTGCGTCTCAATGATGACGCCGCGCACATCCATCACGTACCGTGCGGCTGGCGGTTCGGTCCAGATCGCGAGGCGGACGCCTTTCGTTCCTGATGGCTCCCAGCGCTTGCCCTGGTTGGACCAGAGACCGAAGCAACGCCAGAAGGGCGATCGCTGGCCCGGCCACGGACGGGATAGAATATCGCCTTTGCCATTGGTCAGGCTCGGTCCGAACCGCTCGCTCCAATCGAAATGCCAGACCGTCGTGCCGTCTGTGATGCGATAGTCCTCTGGCTCGCTGAATGTGCAGATGTGGGGAATCATTGCCCGACAAGCTCCCGGAATAGGATCGGCTGGACAGATCCGTCATTATTCACGGTATCCAGCCAGACGTCAGCGTTTGGTTCATCACCGCTCCAGCCGTTCGGCCATGTTTTGGCGGCTATCAGCTCGCGGATGCGCGCCTCCTCCTCCGCGTCGATCAGCACCATCCCGGGCCGACCCAGCCGCTCAGCCGCGTTGTTCACGGCGTCCTGAATGCGCAGCACGGTATCGAGCCCCATAAGCCGCGCCTCGAATGTCAGCGGCCCCATGCGCTGCTGATTGGATTGGAGCGTACCATCCTTCCGATACTGGAAGCCCGGCTGGCGCTTCCGCCATTTCGGCTTTTTCAACTCCAGATACAGGCGCTTCAAACCAAGCAGCGGTGACAGATGATCCCATGCTTCCAGCTTCAGCACCGCGCCTAACGCGCCGTCAGTTGCGATCAGATTGCAGCCGGTGCAGCCGGTCCGCATGTCCTCGACGCCGCCATAGCCTTCTGCAATCATCCGCGTCGGCCAAGCGCCGAATTCCCCCCACGGGGCAAAGACGCTCAGCCAGTCCCAAACATTGCACAGGGTCCAATGGTCGATCGGTGCAAACGTGTCGGTCAGCGTGCCGGGCAGGTCTGTCTGCAACCACCCCTGCCCACATTCTGCGCCATTGCGGGTGCAGGAGAGCGATATCCGCGCGTCGCGCGCATCACTCTCCCCGCGCCGAACGCCGGTGATGGTGAGGCATTTGCCGTCCAGCCTGCCAACGGTGTCGGCGATCGCAACCGTCATCGGCTCGACCTTGATCTGCGGCGTGCACCAGCGGAATGTGTTGCTGGGCGGTGGAACGCCACGGCCGAACATATAGACGTAGAATCGATCGTCCATCGGCGCGACCACTTCCATTACGGTGATACCCATGGCGCGCAGCCGGCCCATCATCACACGGGCCGCGGCCTGGAGCGGCGGCAGTTCCATGCGGGTGTCAGCATACATGACGGTGAGCGTCTTTGGCGCCGGGATCGCGCCGCACTGGATCAGCGTCACGATGACGGTAACAACGCAACTGCTATCCTTCCCGCCGGAATAGGCAAGGATCCAATGGTCGTAGCTGGTGGCATGGGCGAGGAGGTTGGCAACAGTCCGCTCCACGCATTCACCAACGGCCGCGCGGTGGTCGCCGGTGAAAAGGGTGGGCTGGGATCGGGACGGCTCGCCGGCACCGAGAGAGTAAAGGCGATCGAGCTGGATCACGCCGCCATCTCCATCACCGGAAGCCCCGGCTGGTTCGCCGCCACCAATGCCCTCGCCACTGGCGGGCAGACGCTATTCCCGATCGCGCTGATCTGCATGGCGATCGGCAGCGCCCCAAACTTCCGGTTGCCCTTCTCCGTCGTGTACCAGCACTCAGGATTGAGGACGTAGCTGTCGGGAAAGCCTTGGGCGCGGGCCAGCTCGCGCGGCTTGAGCATCCGCAGGCCGATATCGACGATGATGTAGGTGACCGCGTCGATCGTCACCGTGACGACGGCAAAGCGGGCCTTTGTCGTGATCGTGTCGAGTGGCCGGTCGACAGGCTGGCTTTGAGATGCTTCGTTCTCGCCATCCGTCGCGTAATATTTCACGAGGAACGACGCGACCTTGACCGCGCTGGCCATCAACTCAGGCGGTAAATCCCCCTCCTCGACCAGCATCGTCTCAACAATGCGCTGCTGCGATCCTGTCGTCGTGGCAGTCGATAGCGGCCGTCGTGCATCTCGCCCGGCAGAGTGGGTGTTGCGTGGCCCGCCATTTGCCTGCTCGATATGGGCGGTGACGATGGCGTGGTGCTGACCATCGGCTGTGATCGTCTTGGCTGGGGTGTCGGGTCGGCCCTCCCCTCCACCGCTGGAATAGAAATGCGAGAGGAAAGCCGTGGCAACGGCGGCATCGGCTTTTGCCGTCGTGGTCGGATACGGGCCAACCAACGACATTGGCGGGCTTTGGCCGCGCCGCCCCCCGACACCAATCAATGTCGCGCCAATGACACCATTCGTATCCTTCTTTGATGCGGCAACGGTGTGGTGAGGCTCATCCACCGGGCGATTGTGGCCGCCGTGCTGGCCATAGGTCACCAGCGCAGCTTGCACGACGTTCTGATGCGCTCCGCCCGCCGTGATAGTGTGGGTCGGCTCGTCGGCTGCCGTGAAAGGCTTTTGCGCGTTGCGATTGGTCATGATGTGCGGGACCAGCACCGCCTCCGCCCGACCAAGCGGTGTTGCCCCGGCCGGTCGCGCAGATTGGCCATTGGCCGTGACGGTCGGCATCGCCTCATCCATCGGCGAGCCAATGCCAGTGCTGTAGAATTTGGTGACGTGCGGAGCCAAGACAGCATCAACCACACCATACTCAGGCTGCGTCGTGACTGTCCGCACTGGATCCTGCGGGTCAAAGACCCGCGCCGCGCGCGTATTGGTGAAAGCGGTTCCGACAATGAAGGGCTTGGCCGCGTTCACGACATAGCGCATCACGCCATGCGCGATCCGCCGCATGGTGCTGTCAGCCAAATCCTTCTTGCGCCCAAAGATCGAGGGGCAAGGAATAGACCAGTCGATGCACTCAGCCGCCGTGCGATAGGGCAGCAGCTTGCCGCTCTTCACTCCCGGCGAATCCGCTCGCCCATGCGTGGGCTTCGGCCAGATGATGGGCAGACCATCGCAGCGCATGATCATGTAGAGCCGCTTCCGGCTGGTCGGCGCGCCATAGTCGCACGCGCGCAGGATCTTGTGGGCCACCTTATAGCCCAGCGCCCGGATCGCCTTCACGAAGCGCTTGAACTCGCGCCCCTCCTGCCCCTTGATTGGAAAGCCCTCATCGTCGAGCGGCGCGGCATATTCAAACTCTTCGACGTTCTCCAGATAGCCGACGGTCGGCCGGACCTCTTTGAGCCAGGCGACGACTTCCCAACACAGCGCCCGGATCGATCGATCCTTGACCGGCCCGCCCTTCGCCTTGCTGAATTCCTTGCAATCAGGACTGAACCACGCGCCAGAAACCGGCCGCATCTTCGTGGCGGCCAACGGCCAGAGCGCTTTGATGTCCTGACAGAAATGTTCGGTGCCGGGATGGTTCGCCTTGTGGATGGCGATAGCCGTCTCGCTGTGATTGACGGCGATATCCACCTCGCGGCCGATCGCCTGAGCAATGCCAGTGCTTGCTCCGCCGCCGCCGGCGAAGCCATCGATGAAGAGACCCTGAAACATTATGCGGCGCTCCTACTAGGCATGTCGTCGTGCGTGCGTCCGTCGAGCTCGCGCCCGGCTGCTTTCTTCCCGACGTTGCGCATCATGTGGAGATTGTCGCCGTGGAAGCCCTGCCCACCGGCACGGTTAAGCCAGCGCTTCCGATTCCAATCCCCCGGCTTCGGCACGTCGCGCCAATCAGGATCGTCTCGGTCACGATCGTAGATCGAGATCCAGTTGCCCCACTGCTTGAAGAAAAAGGCGACGAGGAAGCTGCACTGCTCTCGGATGCTGCGCGCCCATGCCGGGTGCATCGGCCGGGCGTCGGGGCCGCTTTCTCCGCCGACCACAACCCAGTCTAGGCTGTTCAGAGCAGCGGGCAGCTTCCGCACTGGCCTATGCCCGGATCCGGTGTGGTAGCCGGTCATAGCATCTAGCGTGACGCCTTCGGCAACCGGGATATTGCGGAGATCGACCGGCCCCAACAGCGGCTCGCAGGACAGCCAGCGGATGGCCGCAGGTGTGGCAAGCAGATCGGGGATGCGCAGATCTGCGCGCTTCTGATCCTCGACCGACACGCCCTTCCAAGCGTTAGGGAGAGGCCATGCGCTGAGATCGCGATCATAGCTGAACCGAGGCGCGAGGCCGAACAGGCGGCGCAACTCGGCGATGTTGTGCTTCAGGATCATGGATGAGCCGTCCGCGCCCCGGCAATTTTCGACAGCGCGCTCCCAGTTGAACCCCTCGACATAGGCACGCATACGGTCCGCACGCTTGGTCAGCACCTGGAAGGTGTGCTGCGGGTTAAGCGCCATCACCACGAAGACGCGGTCAATGGCCTGTTCCGAAACATCCTCATGGAACAGGTCCGACATGCTGTTGACGAACCACATGGTAGGCGCACGGCGGCGCAGTGGTTCCATCAGCGCATTGTCGTTGGCGGCAATCTTGCCGGTCCAGACAAAGCCGTTCTTCGTTTTCTGCGTCGTGCCCTGACAATAGGGGACGCCCATTGCCTCCAGCCGACCGGCCATCTTCATCGCGTAGCAACGGGTGCAGCCGGGGGACTGGAGCGAGCAGCCGACGATAGGGTTCCATGTCCGCTCAGTCCATTCGATCGCGGTCTCACCCATGAGCGCCCTCCGTCACCGGCGTGACCCGGTTGAGCAGGTAGCAACCGCTGATCCCGTCTAGCCAGACGACTGCGGAATGTCCTGACAGCAGCTCGGCTGGCGAGCGGGTCTTTGTCGTGATGGTCGAGCCATTATCGCGGCGGACGGTGACCGCCTGCCCGACCGGATAGTGCTTGTTCCAGTTATCGACCTGGCGCTGGGCGTATTTGGGCTTGTTCAGAAGGGCCATCATAGTTTCTCCGCAAATTGAGCAGCGCCGGGCCAATTCCACAGGCCTTGCGCGCCGCGCATCGGCTGGGGTTCGTCCCACTTCTCGATGTCGAGCATCGGCCAGCCCCAATTGGCGTGCTCGCTCCGATCGCTATCGAAGCCGGGCAGGCCGGGAAGTTCGTCCTCCGCCTCTTGAGGGAAGCCGAATTCCTGCACCGCGATCTCGATGCCGTTGCGGGGTTCGCCAAGGATGGCGGTGCCAAGGCCAGCCGACAGCGGCAGGCCCACCGGCTTCTTGAAGTGGTAGAGCGGCATCAGCAGATCGAGCGCCGCGTCCACATGCAGGCAGGTCGCCGCCGCGTTCGCGCCACCGAATTTCAGATGGTCCACGATGTCGCGGATCTCGCTGGCGCGCATCGGCCGGGCTGACGCATGGATGACGAGGCGCTGGCCGATCGCTGAGCGCGGGGCCTTCCAGCCGCGAAACTCGAACGGCTTGGCGCCGACGACGATTAGCGAGGCCCATGGTTGCCAGAGGGTGAGCGCCTTCATGCTGCCAACTCCTGCGCGTCGCCGGGCTGGTAGATGATCGGATGATCAGCAGGCAGATATTCCCGAAATGCTGCCACCGCTTCGTCGATGTTCGGGTGACGGCTGGCGATGCCGCCCTCATGCGAGCGCTGGAAGAAGGTCAGCTCGAAGTGGCCGGTCGCTTTCGCACGCACTTCGCAACGGATGCGAGACTCATGGCAGAGCAGTACGAGGTTGGTCAGCGCGTAAAAGTCGAACGTCGCCATGCGCCCGTCGCGCCAAGGCACGGACAGGCCTCGCCCTCCGAAGCTCCAGGCAACTTTCTCCCAATTGATAGGTGCGTTGTAGATGCCGCCGCCGACCATCCCGAGGATGTCCATCACCTTCGACTGGAACCGGTTCAGCTTCTCCGGCACCGGCTTCCACGCGCGGCGTTTCGCGTTGATCTGATTATACGCCTTGTTGTTTTCTTCGACCCAGCCGGCATGATCCAT